TTGGAGAGGTGTAATGTATTCAACTCTTGAATAACTTCTTTCTTCCTGCTTTTTATGTTAATTTTAACGCCGTGTAGCTCATTGTTGTCAGCTATTTCGCTAAATGATAGGGATAAGGTTTCACTAATCGTTTCTCGTGTTAAACGGTCCTGTGAATGCGCCGCTATTCGTATATGACTTTTGAATGCGGGATTATTTAACTTTTCACGACTAGCAGTACTGATCTGACGTGAGTTTATTTCATCTTCTAAACTAAATGGTTTATCAATTAGTTTTTCTTTAGAATAGGACTTATCACTTTTAAAGAATGTATTGGATAAGGCGTTAAATAAATCAGATATCAAATAATTGACCTCATTCACAAATCCACCAATTGTTTTCTTGGAAGCACCAAGAATCATTTTAGAGTTCAATGTAGCGCGCTGAGGGACCTTTCCTTTAGACAACTTCTCATAAGCCCATGATGCATTCTTTATCCACTTCTGGCGGTTCTCCGCTTCATTACAGATACTTAACCTTGCAAAGTCACCATCAAACTGTAATTCGTCTATTGTGTTCATGACCGCTGCAATGGGTGTCTTTTGCTCGTTTGCATTTGTGTTCAAGCTAAATATATCGTGTTTAAGATATTTTAACTCCTGCACTATCGTGTTCTCTTCAGGTACTTGTATTTGCTCAAGGGAAGCTTCTTTAATTGTGACATGCATCTTATTTTCTAATTTTCGTTTTAATTTAATTGCTTGATACTCTGATGTTGATACATAAAATTCGATTTTCTTTTGGCCGTTCTCTTGTTTGAATATCACGTCGAACCAAAACGAATCCTTTTCGCGGTATACAAAGCGGTATCCATCGCGCTCTAGACGTGTCCCTGGCGACTCATACATTTCGTACATCTTATAAATAGCCTTCCACAGGCGTCTGTTGTTATTGGAGACATTACTGTGAGGGATAATGCGGTAAACAACCATTTTGTTTTGCTCGACTTGAAAGAAATCGGACCAGGATATTGTTTCAGTACGTTTCCACCACTTCTTTTTCTTTTTCGGTATTTCTGCTGGCACACCACCAAGATAAATAGCAGGGTAGTAAAACTTCTGCTCCTGTTCTGGCACTCTCTTTTCATCCACTTCAAACACCTCCAAGGATAGTAAGAGCAAGAATTAGAAGAGCCGTGTACCAACTGATTGTTTGCATCATACTTCCTTTGCCTAACATGGATGAAATAATGATGAATGCACCCGCTGCGATTGTCGTGTATCCCATCAGATCAGGTAGGCTCACAATAAACCAATCCCATAGTAATACACCACATTCCTTAAGAAAGTGACCAAGCGGTTTTAAAATGAATTCAATTTCTGTATGAACAATGCTATCGCTAAAACCATTTAAAGCGTCCATAAATGAGCCTTCTTTTGCTTTTTCTCCAATGTAACCACCTGCATTAGCTAGAACCATTTTTCCACTATCTAAGACGAATTTCATGATGGTATCCCCCTTATATCCCTTGTAAGAAATCTCTGATATCAATAGCGTGTCGAGCCAAGATGTATCCACATGACACACCTATAAGAATTTCTAACGCCTTTGTACGATGACCAAGTGCCCAACTAGCACCACTAAAAATGATAACAAGCACTACTCCTGCATCGAAAGCATTCATGATTGCACCGTGGACATTTCCGAAAGTGCTGTTAACTGTAGCTGCAAGTGCTGCTTTAGGTAGGATCATGATGAGTGAACCGGTAGTAGCGGTAATAACTCTTTTTAAAACGGTAATATCACTTTTCCCCTTATTCTTGTAGCTTCCATCCATAAAATCACGAAACGGTATTACCTCTGTTTTCGCCATGATGTGCACCTCTCACATGTTATTTTTTTAACAGGACATACTAACGGTAAATCCTTAAAAAATGGAGGGATTACTAATGCATGTAGCTATTGCCGTAGCAGTTGGAGCAATTATTGGTTCATTAGTTAATATTTTTGTGGGCTAGATGGCATAAATGGCAGTGGACTCAGTGAGGTCTGCTGCTTCTTTGTTTGCGATTTAAGTTGTTGTATACGTTCAGATGCCGTTGGTTGAGGTTTAGGAACAGAAATCATCCTTTTCTCTTCTTTAATTTCAACACTCTCCATTTTTGGCTGTTCAGATTGCTTCACATGCTCTTTTTCTATCTTTTCGAGACTCATAGCTTCCCAAAGTAATTTCTTCACGTATCCACTAAAATTACGACGCTTAACGTGTTGCAGTATTAATCTATCTCTCTCGTTTTTCTCGTTAAATGCTACTGGTTTGCTGAACTTAGCCATTTACAACACCCCTTTTGGTAGTAGCGGTAATATCGCTTTGTTAAAAGATATTTCGTGCTGCTTGAACAATATGCCAATTCTTTTGTGCAATTGCGTATAGTTTTTTGCATTTTGGACAAGGATGGTTAAAAAGAATTACGGAGGAGATCGAAGTGTGGGGTAGAGGTATCGGAAGACATAAAACAAAATTAGCTAAATTCCTAGCGAATTACGATTATTCAATTCAAGACTTTTCAAAAGTTAGTAAGGTTAACCGAAATACAGTAGGTCAATTATGTAATGATAAGGATTATATTCCGTCTCCTACCACTATGCAGAAAATCATGAAGGTGGTTAGGAAGCATGAGCCACGAAAACAAGTTACAGACTTCTGGACAATGTAAAACGGAAATACCGATATTACCAATTAAGGCATAAAAAATAGTCCTACTTTTGCAGTGGACTTGTTGGTTAGCTATAAGCGCGCTATACGCTATTAGCTATATGCAGGGGATATGCTTTTGTTGCGTGTACATAAATAACATTTTAAAAGGTGGATAATAATGTTTTCTTTGGTTAATAAATTACCTAAACCAGATGAATTAATAAAATTTGATGAATTACTAACTAAGAAAGTTGAACTGCCAGAAATTTCGGCTGTATATGTTTGGTATGACTATTTAGGAACATCTTTATATGTTGGAAGAACAGTTGACTTGAGGAAGAGGATAAATACACATTTAGATAAATCTCATAATCCGCATTTGCGAAAAGATATAACAAACAATCGTATTAGTCATATTATTTATTTCGAATGTGGAACAGAAGAGGATGCAATTATTTTAGAAAGAGTTTTAATAAAAAACTCATCCTTTGTTGGTGTATATAATATTCAAATGATAGCGGATAGGAATGAAGTTTCTAAAAAGAAATACACTGATTTTAAAAAGAAATCTAGATCTGACAAAAAGAGAGATGTAAAAATCCCACTTACAAATGATGAATATAAAAAGATATTAATTGTAAGCAGAAAAGAACAATTCTCCCCGACGCAATTTTCTACAAGGATTTTCTCAGAAATGGTCCTTAGTAAATCAGAATTTCCAGATGTCGAATATAACCCTCAATGCGAAGCTTGGATGCACGTTAAGTTAAACCCTGAAATTCATGATATTTTAATCGAGTTATCTGTTTCTTGGAGATGTTCTGTTAGAAAAGCTGCTTATAAAATACTTCGTTATGCAATTGAAAATGATAATTCTATTAAAGGATATAATCATTTAATCTAAAATTTAAGACGGACGATTTTTGGGATATGTAAATAAAAAAAAGGCCGCCCAACAGGACGGCTCTTATTTTTACTTAACTGTATACACCCAACCTTTACGGTCAAGATAATCAGTAAATGCTTTTAATTGAACATCGCTAGTTGGATCAGTTACAGGATAAATGTACCCATCACTTTTAAGGTTTAAGTTGCCCGTCATGTGAACTGAATTTAAAGCGCCAACTACATCCGCTAGGTTTTCTCCGCCGATTCCTCCCACCTCTACAATATTACGTTTTTGATTAGGTGGTGGAGTTGGTGCGGTTGGTTGGCTACCTCCAACAGTTTGCCCAGTCAATGCGTATACAATGGAATTAGCTATTTTATCTACATCCCATTTAGCCATATCTGATTCATTATCGATGAATCCAAGTTCAATCAGAATAGCTGGTGCTTTAGTGCTATTTAACACATAAAGATCAGTACGTGGTTTCGCTCCGCGATTAGACCAGCCAATATCTTTTGCAAGTTGTGCGGATACTTTTGCTGCTAACGCTTGTTGGTCATAATAACAAACTTCCACACCATTCGCTTTTTCGTTAAATTTATTTAAGTGGAATGCAATTACAAGGTCCACGCTATGAGAATTACAGTTACGAACGATGTTATTTAAGTTTTGTGCTTGAGTTTTACCAACCTCGTCCGTGTCATCATAAACTGTATGACCTAAAGCTCTTAATTTAGCTGCTACTGCATCCTTAACCTGGCGATCCATGACGTGTTCCTCACGCCCTCCATAATTAGCACCTTGCACAAAACGATTGTGACCACCATGTAAACTATATTTACCCATTATTTATCCTCTCCTTTACTTTGTTTATCCGCAAACCATTTACCCGCAGTCGGATTAGATACAACACCTGCAGCAATCAAAATGTATAGAATAATATCTACATATTCTTGATATCTTCCTAAATTAAAATTAGGGACAGCATCCATTAATACCATCCCCAACAGTGCGAACAACGCTACCCACAAACCGTAATTCTTGAATTTCTCTTGCATCATTATTTCCTCCGTTTCCTTGTATCAGAACGTTTTATTTTCGCTTCAATTTCACTCGCTACGCTTTCCAGTAACCACGTTGGAATCCATTTATCCCAACCAACACGAACGCAATTAGCAGTGAAACTGTTGAAGATGTGATATGTTAAACCGCCAGTTACCATAAAGAAGAAGAAATCCGGTAACTTGAACGCGATATCAAACATGTGAGCTAGGCAAGGCAACAAAAAAAGCACCACGGTACGCGCGATGCCTTCTACTCCATACGCTGATGAATACGATCCATCTAATTTTGATGCTTTACTTCCAGTTATCCAGTCTAGTGTAACAACCATCATCAGAATGAATATCCAAATTAGATTGGTTTTCCCATATACCAGACTCAAGAATGTTCCTACGCCCCCACTTACAAATGAAGCAGCTTTAAATTGTGCAGTATTAAAGATATCGATTATGTTAAGACTTCTGAAAATATCATGGACTCGCTCCAATTGTTCACCTCCTTTCAAAACAAAAAGAGCAGCCGCGGCTACTCTTCAAAGAAATATTTAATTATTACCCATTAATGAATATAGCATTAGATCGGAAATGATCTGTTGCCCTTTTTCATTCGGATGTATATTGTCGTTATTTATACTATCGAGTTCCATATTGTTATTTTTAACTTGATAGTTATAATAACTATACAAATCTACAAAACCAGTTTTGTAATCAGTAGATAGTCTTTGTATAATTGGATTTATTTCTTTCTCTAGTCTTTTATTAACCCAATCATCCTTAGTTACATTCGAAGTTCTAAGGATGATCTGAGCTTTTGTTTTGCTTTGGATTTGTTCAATTATTGACTTGTATTTTTCTTCAAAAACATCATTAGACACTTTTTTACCTACATCGTTAAGTCCCGAATTTATTATTACTAAATCTGGATTAGCATTAATAACGTTTTCGATACGATTAGACATGTCAACGATCGTATTCCCTGAGACACCAGAATTTATAACGTTGCTTGTCCCTGATCCGAATGTATTTTTTAAAAGGTCATTTATAATTGATACGTGACCAGGTTTACCATTCGTTTGAGAATTCTGTTCTGTCGTCGAATCACCTAGAAACACAATTGTAGTTGCTTGTCCATTCTCTAGATTTTCGAATGCCTTTGTTTGAAATGGAACTAAATTAAATTCCTTTTTCGCATCAGCCGATATTTGATTAGACACATCATTTTTAACTTTGCTAATTTGTTTTTTTAACGTGTTCTCTTTCTCTTGTTTCTCGGTTTTCCCTTTATGCTGGGCACCTTGAACATCAGCTTTAATTTTACTATCGTAGTATGTTTTTCCTAGGAAAAAGGTTACTAAAAATATAATGACCATTAATACACTTAACTTTTTCATATATACCTCCTGAAATCAACTATATGAAAATATTAACTTATTAAGAGTATTAATTCCATATGTTATATAATAATTTACATTTTTACCACCTTTATAAAGTGTTAAGAAATGCAAGTATTTTATCTGCTAGAATTTGATGTCCTGCATCATTTGGATGTAGTCGATCGCCAGAAGGTTGTCCAACAGCTTTAAAATAAAATTCATTAGCCGTATCATTCCAAGGGAATAAACTGCTTATTCTATATAAATCCAATACAGGGACGGAATATTTTTTTGCTACTTTTATAATAGCGTCAGCTACTTGTTCTAAGGATATTCCTGAACCGTTAGGGGCGTTAAATGCATCACCACGAGGTAATGGAGTAAAGGCTGCTATTGTTTTAGTAGGGTATTTATTAATTAATTGTGATAAGACGTTGTCTACTGCTCCGTAAAGACTCGCAGCAGGATCAGTGTCTCCGAATTGTCCTAAAACTAATGGTTTGCCAGTCTCTCCCCAATCATTTGTTCCAGCGAAAACGGTGATTAAATCAAGGTTGGGATCCATCGCACTAATACGTTCGTAAATCGGTCTACCCGTACCAGCGCCATTTGGTGTTCGCCATCCAGTACCACTCACGCCATAGTTGTAAATAAAGCAATTAATTTTTTCAGCAATATAATCGTGATAATTCTTATTTGTTCGGAAGTTTTTTTCAGTGATGCTATCACCTACAACTCCCCACTTTTTAAACGCCCATTTACTTTTTGTGATGGTATTAATAAGTAACGGAGAGAGCCCGAATTCTGTATTAATCCCTCTATAGTTCATCGTATCTAAAGAACCGGAGTACGTCCCGGTGGTAACTCCCTGGATAACAATCAAAGGTGTCCAACTGTATTTGATACTTGGTTGTCTGCTCATCCACCACTCAATGTAGATCCAATCCCCAACTGCCGATTTAACCTCTAATGATAATGTAAAGGTATCCGTTGCATTTTTTGCATCCGCTTTAAAACCAACATAGAAATCTGAAGGAGATAGCTGAACGTTGGCGTTAGATCCAACAACTCCTGCCCATGCACCATTGCTATCAGTACTACATAACCAAAACTGTAAGTTCAAATTCACAAGTGAGTTAATTTGACTCTTTCGTAACCAAACTGAAGCGGCAGGTGTTTTCCCATTTTCGAATGGCTTCGGCTTATGTTCCATGTATGCATTCGTAGCACCAGAAAATGAATAATTCATCCTCACGATACTTGGGATAAAATCGTTTGAAAACGGAACAGTTTCGCTATTGGGAACTAATACGTTTGTTTGATTTTTCCCATTGGTCATGGTCGTTAATAAATTATTTTCTTTATAAATGGAGTTAAATACTTGTCTTTGCAATTTAAAAAGATTGTCATTTAACTCTTGTTTTCTAACTCTATAATTATCAACATTCGGATAAACAATTGAACTTGAAAGTGCAAAGTTTGCATTTATTAACGTCAAATTCATGATATCCAATTTAAATGAACTTATAATACTTGAATTTAACCGTCTTGAACCTATGAATATAGACCAATATGGAAAGTTAGGAGGTGTATTATGTGTAATTTCAACAAAGAACCAATCTCCAATTTTAGTTACGACTTTTAATGTTGCATTTTGCGACGAGTTACTTTGCGACAATGTGTATCCTATCGAAAATGAAGCTGGTGGTATTTCAAAAGAAAGTACTGAATCTGTTATACCGCTCCATTGTTTATTGCTATTAAAACCGATAAGAGGACAATAAAAATTAACGTTTGCAGGTAATGAATTTAAATCGGATTGACGTACCCAAAACCCAATAATTTGTTTTTTCGAAGAATCAACCATTAAAGCATCCGTAACAAAGTGTAAAGATAAGTTAGAGTCGCCTGAATCATAACTCATATTCACCCGTTGATACTGACTTAATATATTTTTATTAAATGGCTTTTCCTCTGTATTGCTAATATTACTGACGATTGCTTTGCCATTATTTTTTATTTTATTAGAACTAATCAAATTAACTTCTTCATCGAGATTATTCACTTGAAGTTCAACATTGACTTGCTCTTGCATTGCGGATGCCTTGGTTACAACATCATTAACAGACCCTTGCATTCCAGATAGCTCTCTAAAATTATCATTCAAATCATTGCGCCATTGTCCGTCCATGGTTGTTCCTAGATCTTTTATTGTCATGTGATAACCTCCTTACGGCGTTATGATCTATTACTTAATTCCTCTTCAAGTTGACGAATCTTAGCTTCCATTTCTTCTTTTTGTTTTTCAAGTTCTTCTTTCGTTTGAGAGAAATATCTCTCTTTTACTGTGTTCTCTATTTCGAGGTCGATTGCTTGTAATTCTGCAACCCTTCCGTTTAAAACTACCTTATAGTTCCACAAAGTGTCTGCGATATAGCGATCAACCCTAAAGTAATGCATATAATCTTGGCTAGGGATGATGCGCTGTCCACATTCCACCTGTGTTATATTCCCATTCTCATCCGAGTCAGCATAAATAAACATTTTATACCGTTCATGAGGCTCGTACTTTTCTTTCAATTCCATTCAATCACCCCTCTTGCCATTTACTTAGCACCCTTGCATATGATGTGTGATCGGCGCTATTTGAAGCTATTCTCAAATATACGTATCTCATTTGACCTGTTGGCACACCTAAGTCAATTCTCGGATTAATATAATAGTTGTCATTGATTGTTTTATTGTGTGATGTAAACCATAAATCCGTTCCATCATTATCGACTATTTTGACTTGTGCAGATGAACCAGGGTCAACCGCAAGACTCAGGGCGAATACTAAATACCTTCCTGTATGTTTGAAGGTAAAGAAATTACAATTTGACCATGTGGTATTACGCGTTGCATACCAATACGCACTGTAAGCAACACCCGGTGACATGAATGGAGGCTCATGCGAGCTGACACCCATATCGAAGTTAGCAGTACCATCTATGATTAAGTTATATCCATCCGCTCGCTCTATTTGTACCGCACCTTTTTTTATATAAAGACCACGATAATCAAATCTAGCGAAAGAATCTGATTTGGATGTATTAGCTGTAATTCCGTTCATGTCCATGTTAATCGTCGTTGGAAGTGGTGCGGTTAAACGTAAATCTGTTCTAATTTGTTGCATTTTAGATCTAACTTCATCAGGATTAGCCGTCCAATCCATTAACACGTCACCTTCTTGGAATGACATTTCAATTACATGTAATGTTCCAGTAGGTAATCCGTTGAAAATGTAAGGTGAGAAGTACAAATCCTTATCCGCTGGTGTTAAAAATGTAACGTACACCCTTTTCCACTGTTTATCTAAAATGGACTGATCATATTTAACGATGGTAGTCATTTGACCATTTGTATCTTTGGATGTATGAGCCCAAAAATGAAGCGGAGTTAACTCTGTTCCGTTTCCTGCTGCAGAACCACGAACCATAGCAGAATACGTATAGTAAGTACCTCTTTTTAAAGGGATATTACCTTCTAGATATCTCACCCCTTGTGGCATAGGAATCCTCAATGTACTTTTACCGTTATACACGACAGAAGTATCTACTACGCCACCGCCCTGTCCGTTATCAGCCCACATCGAATTCCATTCGAAGTCGGATGTGTTATAGAGTAAGTTCCTACCGCCACCTTGTTTCTTTGCGGGGTCATATCCTGCATCGAAAGTTGTTTCTGGACCAACACGGATGTTATTTGCTTCAAATTGTCCAATAACCCCTACAGATGCAACCAATCCTTCATAAGTTAGTGCTTCTTTAAATGTATTTCCGCCATCACGACTAACCCCAATACCAGCGCTATTGAAAGCGACAAGGTTATTGGGGTTGTTAGGGTCAACGGCAAGTATTCCATTCTCGAAAACTAACTCAGTTTGGGCGTTTTTAATAGCTTGTGTTGCACGTTTTACCGCTTCATCAAGAGCGTTGTATATTATTTTTCCGTCATTATTCACAATGCCTTTTAATGATTTTTGTATCGCTTGAAGAAGAGTGCCTGATAAATCTTTTTTATAGTTAGCTAGTGTAACTTTGCAACTGATTATCTCTAATTCATTATTGAACTCTTCATCAATCTCCATGATTCTTGTTTCAATATCTACATTCATTGGCTCGTAAATTAAAAGAACCCGATCTCCTTCATTTGGGATAATGTAAGGATATCCGGCTTTTCTTAAATCTATAAAGTCGAGTGTCATACTGATAACAGGAGTGTCTTGCAATGATTCTTTTAAAGCGTTATCTAATCCTGATATTGTGGTGTACCTTTCATCATCAATCATAGGGGCTTCAAGAAAACCAAATATATGAACGTTTGGACTTGTATACTCTCTCATTAATCCGTCTTTACCATACCCTCGAATGTATGTAGCAAGTGATTTTGTATCAATTGTACGTTCGAAGGTCTTTATATTAAAATTATACCTAAATTGAAAATCAGTATCTTCACCAATCTTCGTTTTAAATCTAACTAAGTTTCCGCTAATAGACATTTCTGCTCTATATCGTTCTAATATCTTTTTCAGCAAAGATAAGCGATTGTCTTTCCCGAAATTCTCGAAATCTTGAGCGTAAAAAGAATCAATTATCGCTGTTTGATAACCAGTACCTTCAAATACAAAGTCTAGTGCATCCCGTAATGTCATGCTTCCATCACGCACTTCGTATTTTTGCTTATCGATCATCTTCACAAAGAAGTCATGGATACATTCAACTTGTTTGTAAAATGTGTTTCCTATATTTCTTTCAGCTATAGATTTAATTACATAAGTCTCTCCATCAAATTCGACTTTACTTTCTTCTTGAACAAGTGGGAAAGCGTATTTATTCTCTTCTGTAGGTATGATGAGGAAACTAATAACTTTTTCTCCATTCACTTTCCTCACACGATTAAAACTCTTAAATCCAGTTAATATTTCTGTGTTCCCTAATACATCTGTAATTGTAATTAAATTCAAACGTTCACCTCCCACCTATAGATAGTAAAATCTAAAATCGAATGAAATAGAAAAGACGCCTGTGGCGCCTGTAATTTCAAAGTCATTAAATCCTGGATTTAGCGTAATCAACTTTTTATTTGTATCTCGAACAATAGATAAGCTGTTCTTCGTGAATCTCACTTGATCTAATCTTATCGTGTCATTTACTGAAGTGTTTCCTGTATAAGACCACTCGTCACCAGTTGTTTTGTTTTTTATCTTTAAATTGTTTGAAGCGCCTTTAAACGTAATTAGTAAGGGCATTCTTCGTGGATTGAGCGGAACATTACCAGCATTATAAATACGGAAAGTAGAGGTGGAGTGGACATACTTTGGATCTTCAAATGTTAATCCTTGTCCAATCTGCCACAAACCTAAATCAATATCTAACGGAGTCAATGTAGTCCCTATTGATTCGGCAAATGGGAAAGCTGCTGTAAATTGCAATGTTACCTCTGACCTAGCATAACGAAGTGTACTTATAGTGTAGGGGTCAACTCTAACTAACCATCGTTTACCCATTTCACGTTTGTCGATTAGAAAAAACGCTTCTTTGCTTTGAAACAATTGAAATATTTCATTTCTAAGTAAAGCTATATCGTACATATCCCTCGCGCTTACTTTACATGTAGCTTTCAACTTCCTTATCCCGATAGTAGCGCCGAGGTCAATTGCTCCATCGGCGCCCTCTACTTCTTCGTATCTTGTTTTATATTCGGGAGAATCCGGGTCAAATTCTACTAATCTTAAATTGTAATTTGATATGTCGATTGGTTGCCCATTTATTCTTTGTATGATTAATCCCATTATCTCCCTCCTAACATGAATTGTTTTGTAGCAAATCTTCTACTCAACTCGTCCTCAATCATATCAACCATATGCATCATATCGTTTTCGCTTGCACTTCCGCCATAATTCAACACCACTGAAACTGGCGAGTTGTTATTTGTTACATTATTAGTGCTACTTATTCCCCCAGTAGAAGGAGAAGTATAAGCATTACTTTGAATGCTAGGCATGATTAAATTCGCCAAGTTATCAATTTGACCTAACAAAGAACTATTCCCCATTGATACATTACCTAATTCAACGCCTCCAGATAACGATTCGAAAGCTTCACTCACTGTACTAGCCATCTTACTCGCTGCGGTGTAAACTGGATCACTCATCGATTGAATACCTTTCACAAGTCCTTGTCCTGTGAAAACACCTATTTCTTTCATAACACGAGATGGAGAATGAACATCCAGAATTCCAGACACAGCGCTAGCGATACCGCTACCTAGTTCCATCGCTGCATCCCAAGCGGCGCTAGCCATCGAACCGATACCGCCAATTAATCCTTCTACAATATTCACACCAATTTCAAACAAGTCAACGTCTCCTAAAGCATCCAATAATTGAGATCCGATTTCCACGCCCGAATTGAATATTTCACCGAGCAAGCTCAAAATACCATCAATTAGAGCACCTATTAGCTCTACTCCGGCTTCAAGTAATTGTGGTAAATGGTCAATAATAGCTTTTAATAACTCAACCATTAATCTAATTCCTGCTTCAACTAATTGCGGTAGTACTTGGATAATCCCATTTATTAATGCAGTCAAAATTTTCACTCCAGCATCAATAATTTGAGGTAAATTCTGAATAATAATTTCAGTGAATTTAGTGATTATCTGTATACACGCATCTACAATTTGCGGTAGCATTTGAATAATACCTTCAACTAATTTGACAAGCATATCCATACCCATCGCTATGATTTGCGGTAAGTTTTGAGTTAACACTTCAAGAAATTTGGTTACAATCTGCAATACTGCATCAATTAACTGCGGGAGCACCTGTAAAATCCCGTTGATTAAAGACATTAAAAGTTGCATACCCGCTTCGATGATTTGCGGTAGTAAAGTTACTATTGCAGTTATCAGTGTTGTTATAATCAGCATACCAGCATTAATAATCATAGGTAAGTTTTGGATAATCGCATTTACCAATGTCATTAGTAAATTCATACCCAACTCTATCAATGTAGGTAATAGGGTGATTATTGCTTGAATAAGAGTTTGCATGATTTGTATACCTACCTGAATCAGTGTAGGTAGGACAACGATAATTCCATTAATTAAAGTTGTAATGATTTGTGTAGCTGACGTCACTAAAGCTGGTAGGATTTGAACTATCCCAGAAATTAAAGCTTGAATAATTTGTATGCCGATTTGTAGTATTGTCGGCAACAACACTGCAAAACCATTCACTAGTGTCTGTATTATAGTAGTTACAGCTGTTACAAGTTGTGGTAACGACTGAACTACCCCATTTATAATACTTGTCAGGATTTCTACACCCTTTTGAACAAACTGAGGAAGTTGCGTTGTTAAAAACGAAACAATCTGAGTAACCGCAGTTTGTAAAATCGTTTGAAATTTAGATATAAATCCAGCACTGCCACCTGCTAATCCATCAGACATCGCAATAAACCATCTCGAAACTACTATTACAAGACCAGGAACCCCACCAACAATAATTCCAATGATCGTCGAGATTAAATTAACGAATATTTGAGTTAGCTGAGTAAAATCACCTTGGAATGCACTAACTATCGCTTGTCTTAATGTAGCAAAAGCATTTCTAATTTTATCTGCAAAAGCTAGTACCATATTAATAGAGGAATCCGAAATACCTGCCGCTTGTAGCAAATCGATTTTAGCTCCACCATCTTTAAATAATTCCTTAGTGAACGCGCCGATTAGCATGCGAATCGAATTTAACGCATGCCCAATTTTAGCTCCTGCAGTTGTAAATGCATTAATAGCTGAGTCTGATAATCCTGCCGCTCTTAGCAGATCCTTATCAGCACTCCCTCTTTTCATTAACTCTTTAGAGAACGCTTGAATCAACATTTTAGTCCCATTAAGATAAAATTTAAGTCTGTCTACATTTTTGTTAACAGACTGTATAACGTCATCTGAAATACCAACTGCTTTTAGTAATTCTTGCCCTTTTAACGGGTTGCCAAATACCAAATTCCAAAAACCTTTTATAGTTTTCCCTAAATTATCAATTGCTTTTCGAAATGGTTCTACATGTTTATATGCATACGAAAACCCTACAGCTACACCAGCTAATGCTGCCGCAACTAACCAAACAGTCCCGCCCATTGCAGCTAGACCTGTCACTAATGGACCAATTAACATCCAAATCGCTGACCAGGCTGCTTGCATTCCAGCCCATAACCCAATACCGATAGCAAGCGGTGATAAAATTAGAGTCAATAGTGGTACTAACATTATCATTCCTTGTATGAATCGAGCTAGAACCGGATGCGCTTCATTGAATTTAATAATCAAATCAGCCATCGCTGAGACAAAATTGTATATTGGGATCATAACGGCAGCAAATGCATCACGCATTGGTTTTAAAGCTTTTGTTAGTTTTTCTATCATGTTGTTATACGCTTCGGCATACTTCGGATTCATTTCCATGTTAGCCTTGTGCAGTGCTCCGTAGAGGAAATAAGAGGTAACCGCCGCTCCCAATGCTACCATCTGGAACCGCATAAGACCTTGGTTTATCATCATTTGCATATCGAGCAGTGATTTCATACTAGCTGTAGGACCTAATAAACGTAACGATAAAGCTGCAGCATTACCGTTATTAGCAATACGGTTTAAAGTGCCAGCAACCGCAAGCCCTGCCCTATTGACATTGTAAAGAGGATTAGCCATACGTTGATAGTTTTGACTAATCCTCTGAGCTTGTGTGGTCATGTTTGCCATCATTCCTGCAGTTTGTAGCATCGATATCATTTGCAGTCTATTGGCATTTATCATCGCATCAGTAACTCGTTTTTGCTCTGCTCCTAATTGTCTTACTTGATTCATAAATTGAGCAGTTGTTCCTGTATATGTTTGAGAAGAACGAGCAAGTTGAAAGTATTGATACTCAACACCAATCATATCGTCTTTTAATCCGCGCATAGCTATAGATTGTTGACGATGAGCACTGGCCATCTCTCTATACATCCTTCTTGCTTCATCAGAAGTACCTCGATACGCATAACGTATACGTCTTCCCATACTATCGAAACGAGCAGTTGTCTCATCGGCAATATCCCTAGCTACGTTAGGCATACCTTCGCCGATTCGGTTTAACTCTCGGTTGATATTTTGCACATCTCGTCTAACGTTATTGTTATTAATCCGCGCGTCTATCTCAACCCGTCCATCAGCCATCTACCTCACCTGCCTTTCAACCTGCTTCTTTTGTGCTTCCATGCGTTTCTGAAAGGCTGCTAACTCCATCGCTTCTCTAATCGCTTTTGCTTCAGGTAACTCGTATAGTTCTTTCATTTTTTTGATGCGTTTTCTTTCTTCTGTATTATTTTTATCTTTCTTAGGGATCTCGCAAGTCCTATAATGAATAGCAGTTTTCATAGGCGACTTCTCGGATAAATTATCAAACAATGCTTTGAATTCATCCCACTGCATCTTTCCTTGTTGTTCGAAAAGATTAATCCCATAATCAAATAAGAAAGAAGCGTAAATTCTTTCTGCATCAATGGTGAAGTTGAATACTGGTATATCCGGAAAACTCTCTTCGTTATCTTCATTAACTTTTAATGTTTTGTTCTTTTTACTAGTCGACGAAAAATCGATTCCTAACTTATCTTTAAATACATTTAAAAATAGTTGTTCCTTTTGATTCTCATCTAACTGAGTGAGTAAGATGTTATCGACAATAAGCATATTCAAAGCTATAACAGGTTTAATCTGCTTTGGGATATCTGGATCATCAAACAGTTCGGTAAGTTTCAAAACATTATCAAATGACAAGTTAAGTTCAATTGGAACACCTGACCATTCATATATGTCTCTATTTCTATCAGTAAGTTTAAACATTACTGTTCACCTTACTTTTTAACGTTTTGTAAGTACTTGGTTTGTGCTTGCTCCGTTTTCCCTTTAGCTTCCTCTACATAAAGATCAGATAGATAGTTTACAAGTCCCATAAGATTCGTTACTGATTTACCTGCTTTTTCATACAGTTCCTCAAATGTGCCTTCACCTAAGAAAGTTTCAACAACATGCTTAGTCATTTCTTTTTGTTTGTTCATTACCGCATCGATTTCTTCATCAGTAGCTTTCTCGTAATCTTTAATTAATGTTGCTAATTCCTTAGAATCTTTATCGAATGTTTTCAATTCTTTTTGATACTTAGCGATTGCGTCATCATTAAACTCGATTTTATAAAGTTTCCCAGCTACATCAACTTCCTTATAAGTCTTTTCAAATTCAAATTTAAATTGTGTCATATCCATATCTCCTTTTTAGTTAATAGAAAAAAGAGTCGTATTAACGACTCTTTATTAAGGTGTTACTGGTGCTTTTGTGAACGTTGGCGTTCCGTCAAATGAAATAGTAAATTCAATTTCACCTTTAGCATTTGCGTCTCCACCGGGTGCTTTAATTTCGGAAATTGTTGCTTTACCTTCCCACTTGTCACCATTTGGCTCTGTTACTGTGAATGTTGTTTTACGAGCAGGACCAAATTTATTTAGTAAACTAAAGATATAATCTTGCGCTGCATCTCCATAGAAACGATGACCTTCAAAACCATAACCGAGCATACCGCCTGTAACATCACGTTCTGCAGAACCGCCACCATCATAGTAATATGTCTCTTCTGTTTCTTCGTTATTGTCAGGATCAACTGACGTGATACCTTTTGCGATAACAGCTTTTGTAGGTGTTTGTCCACCTGGCGTTACGTCGATTTCAAATTTATAACCATAGTTAAGTAAAAATGACATATATTAACCTCCTAATTCTAATTCCACACTAAATAGCGCAGTATATATCCATTCGTTTGCTGATGTCTTATCAACGAAATTAGGCTCCACATACACATTGAGTCTTCTTAGTGTATAGGAACCGTCTAAAGCGTGAAAAACACGCATATGAACATTGTTTAGTTCTCTTGTAATGAATTCCATCGTGTTGTTTACTTCTAATTGGTTACTGCTTTTTACAAGTATTTGAATTTGTTTATTTATAATTTCACCATCGTAATATTGCTGTCCTGGTGCTGCTGGAATCATTCTAATAGCAATACTTTTCCTTGGCGCATCATTTACTCCTACATCCAACAAATCAGCTTTTATAGGAGCAAATAAAATACCTTGTGGCAAAGTAGCGATTAAATGCTTCTTAACCGATTCGATTAGCCATATCATATTTGTCCTCCTATAAATTTCGTCGTATTTCGTTTTCTACTAATCTAGCCCAATCACTTACATGACGTGCTTTGGCCTCTTCAAACCAAAGTCCTCTAGCATTAGGATTAACATCCTTCGAGAAATTGTACTGCGGATTGTAGTACAAACGTCTCGCGTATGGAGTGTTCCATTCAATATGACCTTCTCCTGGTCTGCTAAAACGTATGGAAGAACGTTCTAATTCACCAGTATCTTTTGGGATATAGAAGTTGCTATCCTTCAGCACTTGCTGATCTAACTCAAATTGAGCTTTATTGATAGCTTCTTCTGCCCTAGCTTCCATTTCAGCGGTATCTACTCGTATATTAATGTTAATCATTGCAAATATATCTCAGTATGATGTGGTCTGTTAGGATTTGTTGTATAAAGCGTTTCAACCTCTTTAATGAACATTTCTTTACCACCCCACACAATCTTAGATTTTTCTTTAAATACTTGATTAGCAGGAGAAGAATTAACCGAATCATGGAAGAGTATCGCTTGAAACGTTACGCTATCGCCTGATGTAGTGTTATATAACTTTTCGTTAGGTTGCACCCGCACCCTTTTTAGAGTGAGTGGTGGAGAGAATGAGGAAGAAGAACCTCCCCATGTATCGTCTTCACCAATGTACTCATGATACTCAACTGTATGGATGAGCATATGCAATGGAATAGGAATAACGTTAATCATTTACTGTCACCCCCGCATAAAGTAATCCTGTCGGACGCAGAAAAGAGATTGTGCCTTGCGCTATTCGAGCATCACGACCTGCACCTTCAGACTTACCACCTCGTAATAAACCATAACGAAACTTACCAACCTGCATAACAGGTGTATCAATCATGGTATTAGCAGAGGTTTCGCCATATAAAGCGATATACTCTGTTTGAGCAGCGGTAGCTTTCATTACCTGACCCTTGATAAATGGAGCTAATTTATCGAAATCAACACCACTTAGTTTGTAATTTATAATCTGATCAATCACATCTGAAGCCCTTGCAATCATACGATTTAACATATCAGGATCTTCTACAGGAGTACCTTTGTATTCGTAATTGTAGTAATCAGCATCTATATATGCCATACGACCACCTACTTAGCAGCAGACTTTTTCGGTGCTTGTAAATCAGCTACTTCTTGTTCTAACTCTTCAATACGGTCAAGAGCTTTGTTATATTCACCTAACGTGACATTACGGCCGCCCGTTGCACGTTTGATTACTTTACCTTCTTCAGTAATCTGATTGAATCCATCATTAAGATAACTAGGAAGAAAGTCTTTTTCGATGTGCAATACTTTATTCAATCGTTGCACTTTTACTGTGTTACTCATTTAACACCATTCCTTTCGTAATAAGAAAAAAGAGAAGCTGTAAAAACTTCTCTTTATGCAGTAGTGATATTGAATTTAATACCTGCTACTTTTGCACCTAAGATGAATACATCCCAGTATTTACGCTCGTAGTAAAGGTATTTGCCACCAGTAGCAGCGCTTGGAGTATCTAAGTCAACGAACTCGTATTTTTGTGGAGATACAACTGCTAAAGGATGAACTAAGATCATGTTGATTTGTTTTGCAGCAGCATCCGGAACAGCGCCATTCGTAAAGTTGTAAGCTGTTTTCATACGAGAAGAAGGAACAGTAACGATTGTCACATCGTCTAATGAGTACACGTTACGGTTGATGTCTTTCCCGCCACCTGCAACTTCTAACGTACGTTGGATTCCTTCTGCTTCTTTTAATAACTTTTTAACAGCAGGAGTTACATAAAGTAAACGGCCATCTTGTGGTACTTCTGCTTCATCCTGTTCTAACATCATTTGATCAAATACACCTAAGATGTTTGCAGCAGTTAATACCGTAGCATCTGCTGTTTTTCCTGCTCCAGTGAATTCAGAGTATAATTTTGAAGCCATGTATTTATCATGCTCAGGAATGCTCTCTTCGTTAAGGAATACACGTGTAATGTTAGCGATAGATACAGCCATATTAGTTTCGTCAATGTCTACTGGATCAACTAAAGTACGGAATTCACGGTCATGACCTAAAGTCTTTGGTTCGAATGAGTTATCAACTCGGCGAGTGTAGTTACCTACTACGTCGCGGTTAACGTCTGTGTATCCGCCTACTTTAATGCTTGGAATTTGAATCGTTTTAGGACCTGTCCATTTAACGATATTGTTGTTAGGTGTGTTGTATAACGCACCGAATGCAGCTCCTTGTGCAAACTTTTGTACTAATGCCTCTTGATATTGTGCAGCGTAATTCAATGTAGCCATTAATAAATCACTCCTATTTTCATATTGTTTTAGATAAGTTTAAATGCTGAAGCCCATTGCTCTGCTTCAGTCGGCGTTTTCTTTTGATGCTGGCCAGTTGTAAATGTAGGTTTTGGAGTTCCTTGTGGTTCTTCCACTACACCTTTGAAATGAGGAAACTCTTCGACTACCATTTCGATGGCTTTCGTAATATCTACACCCTCACTAACCTTTGTTTTTGCTAGAGTAATAACTGCATTTAAGTTATTTTCTTCCTTGATATCTAATTTAAGCGCAGCTATTTGTGCCTGAGCATTAAAAAGAGACTCATCTTTTTCTTTTAACTGAGTCTCAAAGGTTGTTAACTTTTCATTTGTTTTTTCTTGTTCTGTTTTGAGAGAATCTTGATGTTCTTTCCATCCTTTTAACGCATTTTTAAGCTGGTCTGCATTTTCTACACCAAGCTTCTTAAATAGAGCTGCTTCATTATCCTTTTTAGCAGCGTCCATCTGCTCCTGTGTAAAGGTAACAGGCGGTTCTGGATTCGCTGGCGGCGTAGGTTCTGGTGTCGCTACATTCGGCTCACCTCCTTCCGGTGCAACTGGTGGATTATCTCCCCCTTCAGAGAAGAACTGCATTTCGTTTAATCGTAATCTATATGGTTTTAACATATTAAAGAGCCCCTTTCTCTGTAAGTTCACATTGCAAACGATATCCTTCTAGTTCCCAAATCTTATTAACGATTCGTTCTTTGCAACATTGAATACCGATTTTCACATCGTAATTAGTAGGATCTACACATGCACTAGATTCAGTTAAAATGAATCCGTTTGGTAATTTAGCAACTACCACTGTACACTTCCCGTGAAACTCTTCTACTGTCCAATGCGTTCGCTCTAAAATACTATTAATATCGTCTTGAGTAATCGTGTTTTTCACTTTTTCTTCCTCCTATACAATTTGTTCTCGGTTATATTGGTGCTTACGCTTCGTTTGATTGATGAACTCTCTCATATTAGATTGGCGTTGCGATACCTTATTCTTCGCTTCCTTCACGCCCTCCGCATCGCCTAGCGCTTCCATAACCTTTACTTCCTTTTTCGCTTTCCTAATTTGTCGTTCTAGGCTTCTTTGTTGTTGACTTTGCTTATATATCCTGCGATTCTCTTCTATATCTGCATGAGGAAAGTACCGTTGAGTAGATAATCCCTCAATGTACGGATAACGAATATGCGAGCAATTTATTCCGAATAATCCGTCTGGTTCTCCATAACTTGTACTACTTAACGGCGGATACTTACGATGTTTACCACTTAAACTATAAATCTTCCCTTGATCTTGAAAACATTTTGGACGTGCTCCCGGGTAACTGGACACTTCACATAAATCGACTTTGTATTCCCGCATACGCTCATCCTGCATGCCGTTAGCTACATTCTGACTTGTAGACCTCGATACCATGCTTACGTATCCTTCTACTCCCCATCGTCTACCCGCCTTATCAATTAAAGCGGGGATTCCACGTTGTGCCCATTCAGAAACTGTCTGCCTAAGTGCTTGTTGAGGAGTTATGACACCGCCTAATAGTTTACCTACTGTTTTGTTTAAAACATCCAAATAAACCTGTTGTGATTGCTTCAACATCGTTGTATTTACAAGGTTCAGCGTGTCTAATGCTTGTTGCTCATAAGTGTTCAAAATACCGATTAGCGCGGCACTCGTATGCATTGCAGGAACAGAAGCCAAACTACCCATTTGTACTGCTTCCTGATATAACGGTTCATGTTGTTCCACTGCTGTAAATCCAGCACCTTCTAACATCTTCCGTACTTCTTCAGCTGTTTTACCACTACGATTAGCGATAGTGTTCATTTGCTGTTGATTCAACTTACCTAGCTTATTCAACTGAACTATGCGCCAATGTTGATACTCTGTGAAATCCTCAGCAGTTAATAGCAGTTCCATGTCATACTTGAGAACTCTGGCCATGTTTAAAAGCAACTCTTCTTCAATCGCAATGTAGATATCCACTACAAACATAGAGAGTTGCTGTAACTTCTCAGGAGGGAGTGCCATTACCCTTCATCTCCTGGACTAGTATTCTGTTTTTTATTGTTCATACCGAAGAAATCCACACCTTCAGGCATAACCATTTTATTTTCGTTTTGAATTTCTTCTACGATTCTCTTTGCTTCTTCTTCAGAAACACCATGAATCTTCATAATAGCTAACTTTTTAGTCGTTAAACCATTCATAACAAGCGTAACTTGCTTATTAATCTCAGCAGTTTGATCTTCTGCAATAGAGTCATCAAAAGTAACAGTAACTTCGTATTTATCTGTACTTTCAAATTCATCATACAAAGCAGCGATTTCGATAATGATATCAACTAAATCACGAATGCCATCTTCAATAATCGTTTCGTGAGACTGCTTCGTTCTGAATGTCTTGGAGTTTTCACTTACAACCTCTGTCGCAGTTTTAACGCCTTGTCCATCAAAACTAAATGCACCGGAAGAGAAACCGACCTGCATCGATACATAGTTTAATAACGCATTAATAGCAGCAGTATGTTCTTCTACACGCAATTCTACAGATATATCTTTAATACTCTGATCACCATCATCAAACTTCATCGCTTCGTATACTTCGTCAGTTGAGTCAAAATATCTATGTGGCATACCTGATATTGGATCTACAACAGTTTTTATCGCAGATGTAGGAACAATGATACGTTTCTTACCTAAAACGAACTCACGTTGGAAGCTATCAAACGCAATATCAAGTGATTTCAGTGCATCTAGTGAGTTGGCATATAACGAAATTCCAAGTGGTGAACTTAAGTCTAAGTTATTCGCTGTATTTGGTTTAAAATATACAAATAAAGGTCTTGATATATCTTTAATCCACACCTCTTCCTCTAAATCGGGATACAGCGTAGTTAAAGGTACTTTTACACCTAAGTCACCTTGATTCTTACTTTCATATAATTCATTTCTGATTACGTGTTCGTTATTTTCAACTAGATGCCACTCAAGTAACGTATACTTCTTATCACCTTTAGATAGTTCATTTACAAACACACCTTCAGTTATATGTTTGTTGTCCCACGCGATAGGAACGAAGCAGTCTGCTGTTACATAAGAAAGTTTAATTCCATTGTTCCAATACACCTTAATTACCATTCCACCTAAAGCGAATGTGTACTCTAAATACCTTTGAAACTCTTTAATGAAGTTATTTTCATCCAGTACATTCTTAATATCATCTGAAAGTGTTTTATCTGATATATTAATTGAGCACTTCTCGTTAAATATAAGAGCAGCCATTTCCTGTGATATGACTTTCGCCATGTTTAGCGATGCCATCCTTCTGCTTTTCTGCCCCTCGACTGTATGGTACTTAACGTTATGCCACTCATCATAATGACCACTGTATATCGCTTTCCATATATCGATTTGCTTATATGATTCTTCGTTAATAGGTATCTCTTTTTTATCGGATATCTTCTTAATCCCTTTGATTAGTCCCAATTTATATAGCCACCCCCTTACTTTTGCAACGATGTTCCCAAACAAGCTCTCACCGCCTTATTTCACGTATTGTTTATAGAAGTAATTGTTTGCATATCTACATTCATCCAAAGCATGGTTGTAAGCGTCTATCGGTTCGCCATTATCCAAACGGACATACATGCCGATTTCTTTTAAGAAGTTATAGTGATCGTATTCATCACACTCAACAAGTAAGAATTGTTCATTGGTAATAGCATTTTGTAATCGTTCAATACCAACTTCTTTTCCTTTACTTGAACCTTTGATGTCTCGAGCGTTGTTGTCAGCTGCAGTTGTTTGAATACCGATTAAATGTAGTTCTTCTCTTAATGATTTACATGCTGGATCGACAAACACTTCGCTATACTGCATTTCAAACTTCTTAACGCACCATTCAATGAACTTCTTAATCTCTTTCGCATAAGTGGACATCGCTTTAACCTGTCCTGTGTCTTTCCCGCTATGATAGTAGTTAGCTACTCGTAGCAGTCTGAATTTATCTTCATAACGAACTACAATATGACAACTACATGATGTTGCATCCGATTGACCACCATCAGCAGTAAAATACATTTCGTATCTTTGGCCACGAATAGCAGGGAGTATATTCTTTTTCATATCAAACATCGAATAAATAACACCCTGTGGCATAACCCTTCTACCAAACCAATCTCGTTCTAACAAGTAAGGATTCTTCGAAAGGATCTCGTGTATCTCCCGCTTCCTTTTATCAGTAAGAATTGGATTATCATCAGGAGTCCAATGAGTCCAACGTGTATTTTGCACATCGAACACTTCCGAAATAACCGGATGGTTAGGAGCAGGAGGGTTTAGATCAGCTAAATGGTAACGGTCCTGAGCTGCGAAAGTACGACGGAAACACTCTTGAATCATACCCATGTTGAGTAAGTTAATCTCACAAAACACAACACTACCAAGCGACATACCTGTTATAGCTCCAACGCTGTTACTCTTTCCAGCACCTTTGTAATAGACACGTTTTATTCCATTAGGTGTGTGTATTTCCAAGTGCGAACCACGCTCATCATGCTTAATATCAGCTAAGTTTCCGAATATGTTTTGCAATCCAGTACCATCACCATCAATGAACAGACGGTGCGCTTGCTCTTGGTTATACGCTACAATCAAATGATTTGTATCTCTTGTCCACGTCAAATAATCTGCATAGCGGAAATGCCCTGCTGTTGTTTTACCCGATCTGGGCGTTCCTTCTAATACATCGAAGGTGTAATTGTACGGCCTATAGATAACTTCCAACTGTTTAGGGGAAAACTTAATCGCTGTTTTGCTCATACTGTTTACGCCCCTCTATTAATGCATCGAGTAGTGAAGTATCTTTCTGTTGACCTTTGAGTTTCGCAGCACGTATCTTAGTAAATTCAGTGTCAGCTTTAACCTTCTCAATCTGAACCTTTTGCATTTCTTGTTGCATTCGATGTCGCTCTGCTTCGATTTGATCTTTAAAGGTATCTGGCACTAAGTCGAAGTACTGAGCTAATTTATCTAATGCTTTCATCTTGTCCGCAAGCTTAACTGAGACGCCATCTTTGCCCTGTTTTACTTCAGTGATAATTGAACCGTCAACCATATCAGATTCATACAAGTCTACAAAGTTAACTACCCTTGTCACCTCGTTGCCATCATCATCCTGAACAGTAATCTCTCTTTGTCCAAAATTAAGGTAATTAGTAATATCGGCAAAGGCGATCTTAATGTACTCTTTCAACACATCCATCGCTTCTACAAATACATTCTCGACTAGCTCGCCCTTCAGCTCCTTTATATAGGAAGAAACTCGTTCACGTCTTAGCAGTCGACTCGCTTGTACATGAGCGCCATCTTTGGAGTAACCAGCCTTCAGTGCAGCTTGTGTACCATTGAAGTATTTCACATAATACAAACAAAAAAGCCGTTCCTTTTCAGACAACTCTTCATCATCTAATATCTCTTTTAATTTAGCTTTCGTTTTGGGATTTTTGACATTAGTAACGCTCCTTTTCGCAATAGTAACGTTACCATTCATTTGCTCATCCCATTTATCTTGTGATTTCCACTTTCTGATTTGCGAAGGCTTGAGATTTAACTCGGCTGCAATATCAATAAGTGGCTTATCACCTTTACTTACTTTGTATATTTCAAACGCTTTATCACGATCTGGGCTTCGTTGCCTAGCCATATTCACCACCTCGCGGTAATCCCTTTATAAAATAAAAAAGCAGCTGTTAGGCTACTTTAAAGTAAATGATTTAATCGTTCGTTTTTTATACCTTCTTTTCCAGTAACAGCATGAATTAAATCTGCATGTTTTACTGTTCTTTTATGCGTTTTCGGTATACGTAGATACTTTCTTATCTTTTGTATTTCTTTAATAGTATCAATACTTATACTGAATGAAGAAGCTAAGAAATGTGGGTTATATCCATTATCTAAATACGAGATGATATCATAAAATACAGCTTTCCCACCAACCATATTTATTAAATTTTTGCGTAACTTCTCTCTTTTAAGGGCTTCTGTTTTTTGTTGCTCTTCATCTGTCTTACGTATCGAGTCTTGAATGGTATCAAATTGTTTGTATACGTTACAGTTTTCTTGGATGTACTCATTATATAAAGCGGGATATTCCTCTTGCACTTCTTTATTAAACACAGTCTTGTATTTCAACATCATTTCCATTTCTAACAAAGAACGCTTTATTGAACTTTCCTCAAGTATATACGCTACTTTTTCGAACAAATAACAGAAATCATGTGTATTTGTCTCTCCGTTAAAATGAGCATTTATACGTCTTCTCAAATCTACAGCTTGCCCTACATAAATAACACAACCGTTTTTATCATTTAGCAAGTATACTCCACTTTGATGTGTTTTAATGTTTTTACGAAACGCTTTTAAACTAATGAATTGCAATTCTTCCATACCTTTCCCCTCCTACATAATCCCTTTTTCTTTCGCTCTCTCATAAAGAACCGTACGACTTACACCAGTAACTTCGCATATCTTCTTTACTGTGTATCCATTCTCTTCACGATTAGCGAGTAGCTCTAAAGCATGCTCCATTTTAGGGTTTTTATCACCGTATTTTTTAGGTCTTCCCTTATATACGCCGCGTTGTTTAGCGAGGTCTATCCCTTCTCGTTGGCGCATCTTAAGTAAATCCCTTTCTAACTGATTAACACCAGCCATTACAGTGAGTAGGAAAGTGCTGTATGGGTTATCACTAGTCGTATCAAGCCAAGTATCTTTTATTGATTTAATCGAAGCACCTTTACTCTTAATCACTTCGATTAGCTCAAATAAATCCTTTGTACTACGGCTAATACGAGTTAAATCAGTAACAACAATCGTGTCACCTTCTTTTAAACTATCAAGCATCAATTGTAGTTCTTCTCTGTTTGTTGTTGCTCCGCTTGTTTTCTCTTCATACACATGATCACATCCATAATCATTTAGCTGTTTCAATTGTCTAGCTAAATTTTGTTCTTGTGTAGAAACACGAGCATAACCAATTATCATAATATCTTCCCCTTTGTCCGTTAACGTGTTCGGAAATTAATTCTAAGTACATAATACCATTTATTTTCCGTACATGTAAATAGGACGTTGAGAATTATGATAAATTCGTTTGCTTTTTTACGTCCGAATAGGGTAGACTTAATCAGGACGTTATTAACTACCTATATTTTTATTCGAAATATGTTTCTTCTAATTCATCAGGACAACGAACCATTCTTCGTGGTTTGCTTTCAGTGTCGATGTGAGCGCCCGGAACATAAGTTAACGCCTCGGCAACTGAATAAGATCCATCTGGATTCTTTTGTTGCGTCGTCACTTGCATTACACACCCACCATTCACATTACATACCTTTGTAGACTTCATCCATCCTTGTTCTTGAGAACTAGCCTTGCAAAGTAGAGCGAATGTATCTCCATCACCATATACTTGCAGGTCTGAAATGTTCTTTTTAGCTCCGCGTACTTCTGAGATATTTAAGTCTTTTTCTTTCATTACCATTTCCTCCTCTATTTTCGTTCGTTGTGTTCGTTTGTTTTGTTAGGACTTTAGAATCCCAAATCCTCTAGCCTTATTAAACTCCCTCATCCAATCATCTTTATAAACTTCATGTAAATGACCATATGAATTTATAGTCATTTTTTCTCTCGCCATTGGTAGGGATGCGTTAATGCTAATAGGAATACTCACAGGTAGAGATATTTGCATTTGTTTAGCCTTTTGACTGCACTTCACACAAAAGCGATCATTCGTACCATCTTCCATGTCTACCCACTTATGTTTACATTCCATCATCTCACCCCTAACAAGTAGTCCTAGCTCTAATCAGCATCGGCTTACGATTCAATACCTGCGATTTCATTGCTCTGTATTTAATGATGAGTTTATATGAGAGTTTAAAGTTCTCTTCGTATTTGGGATTACATTCTATATACATTGGCATTTCTTCGTATAAGTTTACTGGTTCATTTGTTTGGTAATCTTCAATAAACCAACACGAAGCTAATACATGTCCACATATAACAATAATATCGATACTCATCCCCCTCACTCCTTCTCCCTAAATGCAACACGTTTGCGCTTATCTTTCCTTAACAACAAACAAGACGCCCACCAGATCACGGCAGCGCCTACGATAATTGCTATTGGTTTAATCATTTTTCCATTGATTGTGTACCATTAACCCACTCTTCTAATTGTTTCTTCTCGCCTAATGCAAGTTCAATGTCGATAGGTTGGCATTCTGCTTGATTACCATTTAACAATGAACCTACACTAGCAATCGCATCTCCTAATTCTTCAAATGCTTTCGTACATCCTTCAGTAGCTTTCTTTAATCGTTCAAGTTTTACCTCTGCTTCATCAGTATCTATATTAACTTCGATATCCAATTTATTTCTAGTACTCTTGATATCTATTCTGTTTGTAGGACCATTTATTTCTTCCATATGTTATCCTCCTATTCAACTTAACGTTTAATGTGTAATTTCTATATAACAAAGAAAAAAGCACCCGTTATGGATGCACTTTTCTTTACTATACTCTACTCGGATATAAAGTTTGGAAAACTTCTTCCCATCTTCTTTCATTATGAAACTCTTGCGCTAACCCTTCAGCGAAATGGTAATCTCCACGATGACTCGGTACAGCTTCATATATTTCTTGTTCGAATATATGGCTACTCACTTCTTCACCTCTACCAATTTTCACACGATAAGAATCCATAACATCCATAATTGCACGATATTCTAGTTGGGTTACATTACATTCGAATAAAAATCGTGAAAGACCTGTATTCTCAAATAATAACTGTTGTCTAAACTCAATATGTGCTAAACGTTCTTCTAATTCAGTGTTTTCCATTTCTCCATCTCCCTTGTTCTAATATATACAAATATACTTATTCGACATAATTAGATACAATCCTCTCCAAAGAAATAAAAAAGCCATCACCGAAGTGACAGCTTTTAAGGGGATGGAAGAAAAGAGAGAAAACAAATGGCAATAAGTATCTCTTCATTTAAGGCTGAACACTCTCAACCTTCTCCAAGCCACCGCATCATGTAATTTTTTAGCTCTTATTAGCTACGCGCTTTACGTTCGGTGACTGGGAGAAGACTAAGAATCTTCTCGTTTTAAGTCCGTGGAGTCGGTCAATACATCAGCCGTCGCATAGCCTTAGCTGACCTATAGTCTTTACACAATGTGATTATATCCAAGACGTATGTGTTAATTCCGACGCCTTGTTTGAACTAACGTATTTTCAAGGGGATGGAGAGGAGGCTCCACTACGTTAGCTCAAACAAAGAGTGGAGAGCTCTTTGCTTTCTACATCAATAAAAATCGTGAGTAATTACTAATGTACTTGGTAAAACAATGTTGCTCTAAAAATTTAATGCAAGCGTCACTCAATCATGAGCAACCACCCCCATTTCCATTTTCAAGAACGACATTAACAAAGAATAGAGAATTATTATATTCACTATCAACCCAGAGGACATGGCGGTCTCTGAGCTGAACACTAAACATAATAGAAACAGCATGACGAATGCGAGTTATCTCACACCCGCCACACTGGAATATGTCATTGTAATTAACTCATTGGTCTTCTCGTCTTAATGCGGGTTCTTACCGCCTTGCCCGCCCTACTATGCGGTATACGTTACCGTGATATTCTCGCATCAGAACATTCACTAATAGGAGTGTTAATCCTTTTCGTTATGCGGTTGTCAAAGGGCTGTCCAAAGCTCTTTAATGAGCTTGTAAGATAATAATAATTTGAAATACGCATTTGCTTATCCGCTCCTTTATCGTTAATTTATCCGTATTCTATCCGTGTTTTTTATCCCATTCTGATGAATCCTCCCATTTTATATACGCATGGTCACAGTACATACAAGAGTACAGAACTAGATTTTGCCCTTCCTTACTATTTATTCCTTCACTAACAAGTAGTTTTGAGGGATGTTCATGTTTACAAAACAATTGTTTAATCCTTTTAGAGAAACTCATTGGGTAATCCATTGTTTCACCATTTCCTTTCAAATTATATAATCCGTAACGCTGTAGCAATCGCCATAATCGCATTCTTCTTCTGAGCATAGTACCAATTGTTTTCAAGAAACATTTGAGCTTTTACATTCTTATCGCTAGTCATTCCGTTTCTAAGATACTTCCGCTCGATGATCTCTCTTTGCTCTGGATCTAAAGCATGTTCCAATGCTCGTTTAATCTGAATGTATTTGTAATCATTGATTTTCTTAGTGTCACGTAATTCAGGAAACAAGGAGATATTTTGATTCGAACATTCTTCCTGGTTCTGCATACGAACCTTTAAAACTCTATAACTGAATAACTCCTTCGCTACTTCTTTTTGTATTAATTTGTACTCCTCATTCGTGATTTCTGGAAAGAATGCTAATTGTTCCATGAAGGAATCCCCCTATTTCGAATTTTGGTTTTTAACATTACATAAGGTACGTGAAATTTTACTATCTCATTGTTGAATAAGGGAACGATGACTACAATCCAGCCCCCACCACACTGTTAGTCATGGTTCCGCTATCCATTTTTAACGTAACGACATTGATGAATCATCAATGACATCAAGCAACTCTGTTTTACTGTAAAAATATTTAGGTTTCACATAGAATTTCTTACATAATATTTGAAGTTGCTCAAAGTTCGGCGTCTTCCTTGATTGTTCCATTTCAAATTCTTGATGAAAGCTAATTCCTAGTAATTCCGCCACATCTTCATTGAACAATCCGAAAAGTAACCTTATTTCTTTCAATTTTTGACCATTGAATTTCCCCATTCCCACCACTCCTTAAGCTATTGTTCGCTGTAAAGCTGCCATCTTCTTATCCTCATCATGAATCCTCCAGCCATCATTAAAATGTTCTATTAACTCCTGATACTTAAATACATCGAATATCGTAACGTACTGGCAATCTCCAAACCCTGGTTCTTTTCGGAACAATGTATACTCTCGTGTACCTTCGTATCTTTTTATGACAATCACCCCTTTATGATCTTGTCCATTCTCCTAACTTCTTGTCCCATATCGCAACGATTAACTCCTGTTGGTTTTGAAACTCCCATAATCTTTTCCTTAATGGAAATCCTTCATTAATTGCCTTCTTATGCCCCTTAACATCTACCACCTCTATACGACCATCTGAGTATGTCACTTTGAAATCTGGCGTAAACCTAGAGGCTGCCTTTTTCGACTTACCTGACTTCGTTATACTGCTCTTAATCTCAAAAGATGGTATTAAGGTATAGGATGGATGGCACTCAATATGAGCAACATCCTCCCGTCCCTGTAAGTACTTGTAATAGTTCATTTCTGACTGTGAATCGAAATTAATTCCGTCATATGTTACTTTCTTCTGTTTAATCCGTGGAGCGTTCTTTTTCTTAGCTGTTACCTTTCTCCTTTTAGTCATCTAGTAATCTCACTTTTTTCATAATAGTTTCTAGCTTCTGCATATAGTTCGAACACATGCCACAGCTCTCCACTTGGTGATAAATTGAATATTTGTTTAGCTGTAACATCTATCCCTCGTGTTTCTTTAAGCCATTTAGCAATTAATTCACAAGCTTCTTGAAATGTAACTTTTCCGTCGTTATTATCAATTTTGTTTTCTATATCTATTGTGGATGGTTTTACTTCCCGTTCTTTACCATCTACATTGATTAGGTACCTTATCTCTCCCATTCTCCTAACCTCACTTTCTCTTCAAATGTCTTAAATGTTCTTTCTTTGGTGCTTCAGTGTGCCACAAGATATGCATTAATAATTTGATGTAATATTTAATGTGATATTTCATCCGTATCTCTCCTACAAAAGGATTATTTTGTTATAACTCTCTTATATTCAATTGTTGGATACTTTTTAAAAAAGGTTTGTTTAAATCCACATTTAGTGCAAACGTGTTCGAACTGAGGTGGATCAGTAAGTAACATTTTGTCTCTTCCTTCTTGATGAAACATTTCTCCCTCTTTGCATTCATCGCAAGTGTACTCAACACCAACTGTCTTCACTTCAAAATTCGTTTCCATTTCCCTTCTCCCCCTACTAACAGTGTGTTTGAACAGGTTTGTTTTCATATTCCATCAATTCATAAATCTGTGTAAGAGTTAAATCTTTACCGTTTATTTTTATTGCTGTTTCATATTCTTCTTTAGTCATTTCCTCTACCCCCCTGAATAAAACTCAATATTCCGTCAATACTTTAGACACATGGTTATCCCTATCCTTTGGGTGAGCAGTTAGCTTTTGCCGACTGCTCTTTTTAGTTCATGTAATTCCTTCTCAAGCTCATCAATACGCTCGTCCCTAACGTGGACATCATCTTTTAGGAATTCATTTTCCTCAAGTGTTTTTCTCCGTTCCTTTTCTAGTTCGCTATATTCATGATAATTTGCTTGTATAATACCTTTTCGCTTCTCATTTTCTTCTGATTGGTCTAGTAACCAATAGATTGTATCTGCCTTAAACATAACTAAAGGATCACTTGTGTATGCTTTTTCGACTGCTTCATCACATTTATCTCTAATCTTTCGTAGATATAAGTTCATATCCATTCCTCTTTTCTACAAAATGAAATTTTTATACTAATTACTTTCATCCCTCATAACCCATTCGCTCTCCGATAAACCTTGCTATATCAACCGTTAATCCGTTACCAGCCTGTGCATATAATTGATTAGGCGATGTTACTTCTTTAGCTCGATCAAAGTATTCGTCAGGAATCCCCTGTAATCGCCACGATTCTCTTTCAGTGAGCCAGTATAACTTCCCGTCACGCAAAGTAGTTTGTTCCCTGGATCTAAGTAATGTTTGCGCTACACCGTGCCCTATGCGACCTCTTCGTGTCTTAGATGTTGGTACTGCTATATTAATAGCGTCACCGACAACACCGATATCATATCCTTTTTTAGTAGCCTGTCTTACTTTTACATAATCTTTCGTTACTTCTAAAATGCAGCTATTCTTTTCTGTATCAACTAAATATTCGTCGGACACCTGAACCTCTAAGATATCCTGCAATGAATATTCTTTTCCTTCTTTGAGGGATTCCAACCTCTGTTGAGGTGATAATATCCCATTCTGCATCATACCCGACTCCATCCATTTCAGTGAGAATACGGGCAAAGTCCCATCCTTTATTGACTGATAATGTGTTATCAACGTTTTCAAAGAGCAGGTAGGCAGGTTTCTCATGTTCAGGTACTTCTTTGATGAGCCGGATAACTTCTGTAAATAGTCCCGATCGTTCTCCTGCAAGTCCTTTTTGTTTTCCATTTTTGGAAATATCGGTACAAGGAAACCCTGCTGTCCAAATATCAGCCCTCGGAATAGTAGTTCCTTTTGCGTTTCTGATATCATGTTCCGTCCACTCCCCTTCTGTTTCATGCATTGCTTCATATGTTTTCCTTGCAGGTTCGTTCCATTCACAAAAACCAATACAGGTATGACCTGCTTGTTCTAATCCGATTCTCATCATGCCCACACCTGCGAATAAGTCTATAAAAGTAAGACTCATATCACCACCTCACTTTCTAATAAAATAGCGTTTTTGTTTAGTTTCTTCGGACTCTCATTCCACCTTTTTAATCGCCCACAAGAGGTCAGCTAATTTCGGCATTGTCATGAGGTACAATCTTTCCTCTGACCCATATGGTTTATCAAAGTTTATAACTACAGTGTCCAATCTTCTAGTTGCATTGCAATACCCGTTGTTGTCATATTTCCGATCATAATATTCATACATATCTGACCCGGCTGAATTTCCATACTTAGGTGCGAAATCAGGTTTTACTCGTTTCCCTAAATCCATTAGGTAGTTTATAAGGATTGTAGATTGTTCTTTATCGAATAAGAACTTTCCACTGTGGTCAGTATCGGCTAAAAACTCAACTGATTTAGATTTAGGAGACACATATAATTTACTTCCTTGCGCGTCTTCAAATACTACTACTTCTCTGTTTTTTAAATTTCCCAAGTTTATACTCATAACCCATTCTCCTTTTCTAATAAAATAACGCTTTTATTAAGATTTTAAGTATCCAATTCCCCTTGCATAATCACGCATCTTTTTCAATTCTTCCTCTGGCCATCCCCAATGTGTACAGTACAATCCGTTATAACCATTTATGCCATCCGAATTATCATTTCCAAATATAAAATCCGTGAAATCTCTAACTAGCCCCCACATTGTCCCGCCTCTTGAGAAGTACTGACATTGCTTTTTATTCTTATATGAATTCCGCGTCATACGCATTTCAACATTTGTAACTCCATCAACAAACCATAGATTTCTACCATCGTGATGAAAATGACCTATTTTATTTTTAGTTTGAAAGAAATCTTTCTCAAAATCTGCTAAATAATTGATAAGTTTATTTACAGTTTCAATCCGTTTTTGCTTGTCCATCTTCCATTCCCCTTTTTATACAAAATTCAAATTTGGTCTTACTTTACACCTGTACTCCCAAAACCACCTACGCCTCTTTCTGAATCCGATAACTCGTCCACCTCAACAAAATGAGCTGTTACCACTGGCGCTATAACGCCTTGAGCGATTCTGTCACCTTTTCGAATAATATAAGCTCCCTCCGGATGTAATCCGTCTACTTGATTAAATTCATCATCAATTGTTCGCATGTAATCTGTCATTGTTCCTATTAATGATCGTGAATTCCTTGTAATAACTCCAACCTCTCCGCGATACGATGAATCCACTGTCCCAAGAATTACTAACAATTCTGTTCGGAATGAAATCCCGCTTCTTGGCCGCACCTGTAATTCAAATCCTGGTGGAATTTCAAACGATAAACCTGTAGGTACTATTTGAGTTTCAGTTGGTTCGATGATTATGTCTTCTGCTGCTACAAGATCAAAGCCCGAATCCCCAGGCTTCGCATACTTTGGCAATTCCACATCTTTCAATCTCTTAATCTTCACTCGTAATTGCATTTCCTATCCGCTCCTTATAAGTAACTTTTCAATTTCTCTTTCTGTTTCTTCAACACTTCCAAGGAAAGCTTTGTCTTCCGCTTCTCGTTATCTAATCCCACCAAGTGATATTCCATCTTACGAATCTCACTTTCTACTGTTTTAAGCTCGCCTTCCACCTGTATTTTGGTTTCTTGTCTCATGCAATCCCTCCTACAGTCCTAAAAGCTCCATAATCTTGCCAATGTTCTCATCAAAACCTCTTATTACTTCTTCTCCAATAACGAAGGTCGGTAAAGTATTCGATTTAAGCACTTCAGTTAAATATCTTTTACTAGTTTCGTTATCATCAACGTTTTCCGTCATAATCTCCACATCCACCGGACAATTCTTCAACATTTCCTTAGCTCTTTTGCATTTACCACAATTATTACCTGTGTACATAACGATCTTAGTTGCCATTCTCTTCAGTCTCCTTCGCCTCTGCTAGTAATTGAGTAATTTCAAAAGTTCCATGCTCTGTATATTTCATTGTCCTTCCTCCTTAAATTTAGATAAAATTGTCGTTAATGCTATTGCCGTTCCTTCATTTGCAATCCATTGCCCTTTATAAAAACCAGATAACCCTAAATCCTCGTTATCATAAGCTGTATCAGCTTTCTTTCTGTTCTCCACTGCCGATTTCTGCAAGTGGTCGATATACTCTTGAATCGCTTTTCTCATTCCTCTTCACTCCCTTTTAGTAACTCTCGGTTTTCGTAGATATTACCAATTACTTCGAAGCCTCTCTGTAAATTCCAAAATTCATAATTCTTTACTATCGGCCATCCTTTAATAATCCCATTAGGTGTGTGATAGAATGTATTACTAGTCGTTCCAAATCCTGATATATGTCTTAATACGAATCCGCAATCCATTTTTACCACAATGAAATTCTCGCCTTTTGCATGCTTTTCTGGCATTGCGTATGGTTTTAAATAAGGAACTCCGCTCCATCCGCCACATTTTAAAATGTCACCCTCGTAAATTTCGTTTCCGTTATGATCTTTCAACGATGTATACTGCATGTATTTAAGGTGATGCAGTGTTCTGAATTCCTCTTCGTCTTCTGTAATGTCCGTTGCAACAATTCCATTAGATTCAAGATGGAACACTACATCGTCCTCTTCGCCTAAGTAATACATTCTGTCTTTTACGTTGTCCCATGCTCTAAACTTAATTTCCCTCATTCTCCCCATACCTTTCCAACAGCCCCGCCAATTCCTCGCAACTCCCTTCAAATAAGTCGCGCCCGTCAGCTAGCTTGAATATGTTCCTCTGAATCAATCGTTCTATTAACCTGTCTTGCTTGTCCATGTTTCCTCCTAGCTGATTTGTTTCTTTTTGTATTTACGTGGTGGCTTTGTAGCTGCTTTTATTTCACTCCATCCAAGCGAAAGTCTTTTAAGATATGTGTGATATGCAATTCCATTCGTTTTGGCTAACTCCACATAATATTTATCAAATTTACCCAATGGTTGCGTTATCGCTCTTTTTATATCCCAATCAAGAGAGTTAATACGGACATCTACATTGTTTTTGCTAATTCCGTTCCTTTTGGCTATTTCATAGTCTTCCCACGTTGGTACAGGTTTGTATTTCACGCTTATTCCTCCTAATCCAATGCCATTATTTCTTTCCTCGTGCGTTCAGAATGTTTTATTTCAATCTTCTGAATACCCTTACCGTGATCTTTCACTGCCGCGTTCCATGCTTCGTTCTCACTCTTAACATCGAACCAGTCTATCTTTTGCCTTTCGTCCTGATCGTAGAAATGAACTTCGTATGTCGGCGTTATAACGATGGTCTTCGCAAGGAATCGCTCGGCCGTGCTCTTCGCTGAGTAATCAAAACTGCCCACAACATCCTCCAACGTTAGTTGTTTCATGCTCCTAACCCCATCGGACGGGATTTAATTTTGTTCTTATCTGCCTGGTCCATGATTAATGCGGCGACTTCTAGTTGATGCCTTCCTAACTCTTTTGCGATTTCGATAATATTTTTGTTATCGCTCCACATTTCTTGCAATTGAATTACTTCACTTTCATCGAATACTAGGTCAAGCTCTTCTAAAGCGATGTATAGGTTACGGCTTGTTTTCTTCATGTACTTTCTTTGTTGAGATACAATCGTGTAGTCTTCTTTTTGTAACTCTGTTTCAAGTGCTGGCATCTTTTTCCCCTCCGTTATGAATCAAATCTTCTTTCCAGATTTACGAACTTTCCGTACTCCTTGATGAACGCCAATTCTACCGATCCAACCGGGCCATTCCTTTGCTTTCCTATAATGATTTCGATTGTGTTTTTGTTCTCAGTTTCTCGGTCGTAGTAATCTTCTCTATAAAGGAACGCTATGACGTCTGCATCCTGCTCTATTTGCCCACTCTCGCGTAAATCAGACATCATAGGTCTTTTGTCTTGGCGTTGTTCTACACCACGACTCAGCTGAGATAGAGCGACCACACATACATTTAATTGTCGGGCCATCGTTTTAAGTGTCCGGCTAATTTCAGCTATCTCTGCTTGTCTGTTTCCTTTATGTACCGGATTCCCTGTTATAAGTTGTAAGTAGTCGATGATTACCATGATTTGTTTACCTGGGAACTCATCACATAACTTTTTAACCTTCGACCAGATAAAGTTTGTTGTAATCCCTGCATCATCAAAGATCCGAATGTTTTTATTGTTTAAAGCTCCCATAGCCTGCGTTAACTTATTCCAATCTTCCGGGTTTAGCTCGCCCGTTTTCATGCGATTCCCATCGATATTACCGTTAATACTGACCATTCTCTTCAGGAGTTCCTTTTGTCCCATCTCAAGTGAGAAGATAGCGACTACATCGCCTTCGCCTTGCTCGCCCGCTGCATTGCTTCCTACGTTTAAACAGAATGCTGTTTTACCTACTGATGGTCTTGCTGCTACAATGATTAACTCCTGCGGTTTGAATCCAGCCGTCATGCGGTTTAATTCAGTGAATCCTGTATCCATTCCAGCCAATCCACGAACCGGATTCTCTAACTCGCCGAAAACTTCTATAAGTCCATCCTTGATTCGCCCGTCACTGTTCTTGTCTTCCCTACTTAAATTCAGTAGCGCTGCCATCTGAGTTTGAATAGCAAGTTCCGTATCATTTCCACTATGAACCGCCTGTTTTAGTGTTTCTGTATTTCTAACAACCTCTCGATCTCGCCATTTACTCCACACGATTTTTTCATAGTATTTAATATTAGAAGCACTTGGTGTCGTCTCGGATAATTGAGCAAGATAACTGATTCCACCTACATCTTCTATAAGCCCTTTCTCAGCCAACCTAGCGGTCATTGTTACAAAGTCTACTGGTTCGTTTCCGCCATCGATTTCGAGCATCGTACGGAAGATATGGACGTGCTGAGGACGATACATCTGCTCAGGTTGTAAGTTAATATCTTTTATTTTGTCTGGATCTAAAATTAGCCCCCCTAGAAGACCTTGCTCTGCTTGAATGCTATATAACCCCTCATAATCTAAAGTGTGATTCACTGTCTTCCCCTCCGTTTAATCCCCAATATCTTCGCTATTTCTTTTAGATGCTTTTCCCGTTCTTCCGGCGGCGCCACGTCTTTGCTATTTTCATCCCATTGATTGAACATGGATTTTGTCTCTGAAACAGTTGGCCCTGTATATTTCATTTCATGATCTTCTTTTAATAAATCAGCTGGCTTAGGAGGAAATTGATTATATTTTGCATAGTTAGAAAGGTTCTTTAGCATTTCCTCGTATTCTTGTTCCGATAGAATAGTAGTCCATAAATCAATTTTCATTTGTGTCACTTCAAATATCGGATACAATGCACTAATTGCTTTTAATAATTCAAACGTCTGCTTCTTATTCAAGGTCAAAGTCCTCCTCTCTTAACTCTTTCTTACCTTTAACGACTTTAGGCTGATTTTTTGCCTTCTCTTTCTTGATTTTTACTACTAATGCATCAAACTGTTTTCTTAACTTAGCCGGGGAAAGAATGTTAGTACTCCAGAAGTCATCCTTTTGTGTCCAGTTGATAAGATATTTAACTTGTTCATCCGTTCTATTATCTTTTTCCCTCATTAAACGGAAGTCATTTGCCCACTTTTCTAAGTTAGGTTCTTTTGCTGATGGATTGTTTAGTAACATTGATTCAAATAACAATTTCGCATTCTCCAGGTCGGAAGTTGAAAACTTTTGACAAGAAGTCTTTTTCTTTGTTGTATTCTCTGTAGTATTCTCTGTTAAAGATTGCGACATATTGTTAGAATCAATAGTTACATTTTGTGACTTTCCATTGTTACAATTTGTTACTATCCAATCTACCAATTTGTCATAATCCAATTTATAGTGAAGAGTTGGCGCTCCGTTTGCTTTCATCAGCTTCGTATCAACAAGCCCCATTTCTTTTAATTTTGCTGTTGAGTAACTAACTTGACGTTTTGTTAAACAGATTTCTTCTTGCCATTCCTTATGTGACTTATAGAAATAACCGTCCGTTCTTTTCGATTTATCACTATAAAATACGATTTGATTTAAAAGTACTGCTGTTGTAAGATCGCCAGTTAATTTGATGAACAGTTTTGGCACAACAACTATGTTTTCTTGACCACTTATTTGAGAAATAATAGTACGTATCGTGTTGTAATTACTCATTTAGTTCACCTTCTTCATCCAACATTCATAACTCGCACGATCTTCCATGCCTGTGAATCGAATTTTATCCTTCCCTTTGAACTTTCCATCGTTATAAAACGTTTTATCTGCTCTATAAACCTTTTTAATCGGAGTGATATAGTCATAACCTCTAGCTTCTAAATCACGAACTGCTTTTAACATTTCTTTCATTGATCCGCGTCTTACAGGTACTTTAAACATCACACACTCTCCCTCTCGCACAATGCGATACCGTCTTTAATATTCAATATTTTGTATCCTGGGTAGCGATCGGGAGTAATGTACTCAATCGCCTTTGCTTTTGCTTCTTTTTCATTTCTTGCGCCCTTCCACACCCATGAAGGAAGGACGACTTTCGATTGGTTTTTATCTAACATAGGTTTTTCACTCCTTAACCTGCTTGGCTATACTGCTTTTCCCATCCTATTAGCACTTCAATTGCTTTCGAAGCTATCTGAGAGCTAATTTCGTTTAGGTTGTCAGTTCCGATATTGCCTTTCAATGTATCTTCAATGGTATGTTTATCAGTTTTTGATATAGCTGAAATATGAGCTATTTTCGCGTGTATCATCTTCATTTGTTTCTCAGATGCTTTACCATTCCCACTGCTACCTTGTGGTTTATTTGGAGCTTGTCCACCGTTACCTTTAGGCTTGTCCTTACCATAAGTAGCGCCGTTGCCATCATCATCTTCGCCTGTATTCAAGCTAAGGAATGCTGCTAGTGAATATCGTCTTGCATATGTGATGCAACTTCCTACTGCTTGTGGATCGTTCTTTACTGGCTTCATAGTTAGTTCATCCGACTCAAGCCATTCACCACTCTCATGTAAGAGAAGTGTTTTTAACGTTACGTTTTGACCGTCCCCGCTCGGTATTTGCATAATGCTTAACCCATGTTTAGAAAGGATTGGTCTAATTTCATCTATAATTGTGTCTAGTGTTGCGTAATTGTTTTTAAAGAAAGGATTGTCTGCATCCTTTGCTATTTTGTTAACTTCTGAATTGAATTTCACTAATGCCTTGGCTAATTCAGTGATTGTTTCGCTTTTATTCACTGATATCAGCTCCTTCCGTCATTATTTCTAATGTTGAAACTGTTTCTTCTATATCAGAGATTGTTATTTTCACATCAGCAATTGATTCGCGAAGTAAAATCTCATGTTCTTTCAAATTTCGTAACTTAAACTCGTAATCACTTAATTTCTTTCTTTCTACTTTTAGTGACTTCTTTAGCTCGTCTATCGCACGCTTCAAAACGGAATCACCTCTTCTTGCTGACTAACATCATAAACTTCCATAAGTGCTTGTAATCCATATTCATAAGCTACAACCATCGATGCAGCATTAGGTTCTTTACTTAGTTTGTATCGTTCAATTAAACTCATCAGAATTTGAATTTCAGTTTCAATTTTGTTTTGTAAGCTCATTTCATTCACCCGCCACTTTCGCTATCGAACGTTCTTTTACGAATTGTTTAATACAATCAGCTTCTGCATGTATCGGATCACCGTTACAATCAAGGTATCCCTCACCGTAATAGATTTCTCCACCACAACCTTGGCAATAATCCATGAAATCTCTTGCTGATGAATCGTGATGATTCCCGTAAGTAACTGGATTTTCAATCATTTCCACATTCCTCCTTATTTACTGAGAGAAACGACTATGTTATAATAGAGGTACAAAATATTGAGTCGTTTCATGAACCAGTCGATTTGGCGTAATCGGCTGGTTTTATTTTGTTTTGATTCCTTTTCCCCAACATTTGTATTTAGGGATGATTGGCATTGACTCGACAATGTCGGCCTTCCATTCTTTTGGCTCACCTTCAAAGCGACTTTCCACTTGATAATGTTCAAATCTGCATAAGTACTTGTTTCCTTTTAAATCATTGCAATACGTTGGCTCGAAACTTGGGTTCATTTTCATTCCCCTTTCGTGATGCTGTACGCATCATCATGACCAGAAACGAGGTGGAGGGGTAAAGGTGTCCGCTCCTGATCATGATGACAAGCACAACGCTTGTCCTATTTAGCTAGAGTTATATAATGGTACTTCTCGATGACTTTCACACAGTTATGTAACTCTTTAGCCTTTAACTCTCGTACCATTTTGATGATGTTTTCTTTGTCTTCCTTATCCTTCTGCTGTTTATCCATCACTTTTCATCCTTCATAATTCGTTTGTCTATGCGTTCCATTAGGTAAATAAATCCTGCAAGCAAGATAACACCAACTAGTATCATTAAATGTGAGAATGTGCTTTCTTCCATCATGAATTTTCACCATCGCTTTCCATTAAGAGAGTTTGGTTCAAATCATTTTTATTTACATACTCTTGTACTTGTTCAAACAGAGAATCCATCAATTTATTATGTTCTTCATATTCTTTAAGTTTTTCAGTTGCGTATTCTTTAAAAGTTTTTATGAAACATGGGTGATCTATCCATAAGGAATTTTCATTACCAGTTGTTGTTGTTACTTCATATAGAAAATTATTGAAAGTCACAGACTCGTTTGTTTTATACATATAATCGAAATCAATTATTAATTGGGAGTTATCTTTAATCTCCTGTACTGTGTAAGTAATGCATGTAATACCTAATCTCTTTGCTACCCTTAACGCATGTTCTGAAAACTCCGAACCTATAACTACCATTTCGATTTTTTTAGGATAATCGTCTGGATAGCTAAACATATAATCAAACGCTTGATATAACGCCCTTCCGTTTATTTTCGACTTTTTTAATTCAATAATTACTAAACGGTCATTTGTCTCTATTGTTAAATCAATCTTCCCGCTATTTACTTGAACTTGCCTTTTGACAATTACATCTTCATCCCAATTATCGAAAGAGTCATATAAACTATCTTCTAAATAAATTTCTTTTGAGAACTCGTACCATCCACCCTTATCTCGGAGCGGTACTAACGAAACATCTCTTATGGAATAATCATTTTTAGAGATCATCCAGAACGGTTGGTTTTTACTAAGAAGCAACGCTTCAATTCCTTTATTGATTATTTCAACGCTTCCACCGAATCTTGTTTTTAAATCCTTGGAATAAGTAGCAAGTATTTGGGAATACGTTTCTTTTCCACCAACCAAGAACCGATGATACGAGAACATTTGTATAATTAATCTGTAGTCTGCTGCCGTCACAATCGGGAATACTTTCCCATAAAGTTGTTTCATGAAATCTAAAATTTCATCTCCATACAATGTTTTCATCTCAAATACAGTTAACACATTAGAATCTAATTCTCTTGTATTGTTCATTTCAAAATCCCCTTACACTAATCTTGGTCGCCATGCGTTTATGTATGATATAGCTTCATCGAAGTCTTTTTGGCGGATGTTGCAATAACTATTTACAGCGAATGCTGCTTTTACGTCTTTCCATATTGCTGAGAATAACTTCTTCTTGTTGTCATGTACTGCTTGATTGATTGTTCCATCTTCCCAAAGCTTGTATACTCTGCGACCTACTGCATTTTTAATAGAAAGCTGTTGGCTGTAATCTACTGTCATTCGTTCATTTATCGTTTGCTCCAATTTCCCTAACCGATCACCATGATTCATCATTTCTGATGTCATAATGTTGATCATTTGTAATGGAGACATTTGCTGTTTAATGTATTGTTCCATTCGATTAAACTCATCTATAAACGATTCTTTCATTTGTGCTGCTCTTTCTCCCGTGTAACCCATCACCAGGAACATAAGACCATCTCGTTTAAGTAAGTATTTAGGTCTCGGTTTGCCTTGCGCATCTCTGTATTCAGCCAACGAAAAATTTCGTTCGCTAAATTCTTTTGTGCAACTTAATGTTTCAATACTTTTCAAAACATCTGCATGACGTTTGTTGAAAACTTCAGCTACGATTGTGCTATCAGTTACAACTTCATTATCTTTTGTGAAAACTAACTCACTAACTGGATGCTGCACAACTTGTAATTGATTCATTTTATTTCCTCCCTTTAGGGTTAAATTTAAGTTAACCTTTGATTAAAAAAATAAGATAAACATCGGTTAACCTACTAACAGGTCATCTACTTTTACTTCATATAATTTAGCTAACATTCCTAGCTTAGAAACGCTAGGTTGCCTATCTCCAGATTCTAGTAGTGAGTAAGCACCTTTATGTGTGTATCCTAAGTATTTAGCCACATGACGCTGACTATAACCATATTGCTCCCTTAAGGCTTTCACCTTCTCTGTATTAAGTTTTATCATGTCATCACCTTTTGTTTAATTCGTTAATTTGAGTATACATTGCGGTTAACTTAAAGTAAACCCTAATTTTAAAATTTTTTAAGGGTTGTCTTAGAGTTAACTTTTCTGTTACATTTTATATAGAGAATAAAGTTACTGTATTAGGAATACAGTAATACACAATTGCGGAATATCTACGGTTTAGTAGAAGGGGAGAACTTTAAAATGAATCACGAATTGATTAGTCGAAGGGCAAAAGAAATTAGGACTGAAATATTAAAAATGAGCCAAAGAGAATTTTCTGAAGCTTTAGGAGTAAGTAAACCTCTCATATCAATGTGGGAAAATGTTAATAATGAAAAAGGACCATCTAAAGAGATGGCGATTAAAGTGGCTAGATTAGCGAAGGTTTCTGTAGCTTATGTACTTGGTGAATCTGATGAGAAGAATCATATTACAAGTGCCCAAGATGAATTTGAAGAACTAATAACTCAATTTAGAGAAAAAGACCCAGAAAAGCAAAAAGAAATCATGAAATTATTTAAAGATTTAATGAGAATAACAGGCGATTGATAGCTTTATAAGCTAACGATCGCCTGTTTCATTTTCAACATGATTTCTAGTGCTTTTTCGTCCCCTTCGTGTGCTGCTTTCATAACGTCTAATAATTGCGATTCGAATTCCATTACCTCTGTTACTGATACGCTCTCTAATTGCTCTTTTGTCATCATAATCTCCCCCTGCATCCTCTTTTGTATTTTTTTGGAATTAATTACTTTTTTACCGTTTCCCCTAAAAGGGAAATTTCTCCGTAAAATACGAATGACACCGCCAATTAAGACGATGTCATTTCAAATTTATATTTAATTAAAAGCGATGCCTTAACTGGTAATTATTACCAACCTCCACCTGGATCCGTCATCATACGTTGAATAACAGGTTCAGACGCTTCTTGTTTATCATCTGTTTGTTGGTTATCAGCAGAAAAAGTGAACAACCCCGCTACTAATAAAATTGGCAATAAAGCTAATATTTTTTTCAATATTTCCACCTCTTCTTTCGAAGATAATTATACCATTTTTTTAAATTAAACCCAAGTATATTTTCGGTAATTGCGAATAATGGATATTACCAGACTTTTGGCACATCAGTAAGGACTTTCTTAGTAGAGATTCCCTCTCTTCTCCTTCACATGTAAGAGCATAGTAAGTGGTTTGAATATCCGTCCATTCTCCATGTTTCTCTTTTAAGTCTAATAAAATCTTTTTTGCGCCTAAAATATCCCCTTCAAGTATCATTGAATATGCCTTTTCGCTTGGGTGTACAAATTTCAAGGTATTCAGATCTCTTTGATAATGGATTTTCAAGAAAGATAAGGTTTGTTGAACAAGTTTCCATTTCTTTTTTAATCCTTTGCAATTAGGATTACCTAATAATTCTAGGGTTTTCTCTAAATAAAACTTAGCATTGTCGTAATTTTCAGGTTCGAATATTAATGACTCGCCTATTTTCAAGTATGCATTTAGTTTTGGTAGTGAGAAAAAGTCATCCCACTCTAATTCATCCAATATATCTCGACATATGTAACGAGATTCAACCACTTCGCCACCTTGTAAAGAAGTTACTGCTATTGCTTCTTTATATCTTAGTAACAAACATTCTTTTATAAATTTATTTGTTATATCATTTATTTTCTCGTTAACTGACTTAAGTCTCTCGTATAATGTTTTATAGTTTCCAGACTGATATTGCGCCTGACATAATAATATTTCTGTCAAAACTTCCATTTCGATTGTTTTTACATTTTTATTTTTTTGTCTTAATAATTTGAAATAAGCGGATGCGCTCAAACCTTCTTGGTATCTTCTATAAATTATTTCATATACTTCTGCAAATTCTTTGTTTTCGCCAACGTCAGAGTCAATCTCTTGATCTATAATCGCTTTCAACAATTCGAACTTACCTCTAATAGCCAAGTCTTCCATAGCTTCTCTTAAATTTTCAGGTTTAGGGTCTGTGTTCATAATATAGTCATTGACAACTTTCGCCTGTGAAATCAAACTCTTTTTTAATAAAATAAGCGTTTTCGAAAGATATCCGAAACTAATATCGTTAGCTCCTTTAAATACTTTGGTAACTGTAGCAGGTTTCACTCCCCAATAATCAGCTAACTGCTTTTTCTTAAATCCAGCTACATATAATTCTCCTTCAAGAACATTTAATACCTTCCACACTTCTTGTTCCTCCCCTTTGGAACAAAGACTTCGCTTATTTTCTCAACTTTTTTAAAAGGAAATTAATACCATAGTAATGATTTAGTAATATCGGCATGTTATAATGTAAGTGTTACTCGTGTAGTAACCGAAAAGAGACTAATGGCAGATGTTCCCCTTGTGAGTCGGGCGAACGGTACAAGAGTGGTCGGACACTACTTGTACACGCTGTGAGTCTTTTTTTCGTTCCGTTTATTTTAATGTTTTCATAATAACACATTTTTCCCAATATTCGGTCGTATGATTGTATGAAAATCAGCTACAATTATTGAGAAAGTTTTAAAACCGTTCTACAGCAACGTTTCTCATGTTTGACGGAATAGAATATGCAATCATGCATTTTTCATAAATAAGAACCTATATGCATATTTTACCACCAAACAAACGTTTGTTCTAGTCATTTTTAATTTGATTAATTTTTAATCATTTTAAAAACCATTTGTTTATTAATCAATCGTTTTATCCAAATATATACCAAATACACCCCTTATTCTATTATAATTGTCGAAGATTAAAGAGGGCGGTGTAATACATTGCTTGGAAAGCGATTAATTTACTTACGGAAGAAACAAGGTTATACCCAAACAGATGTAGCTCACCATTTAAATGTTGCTCGAACAACATATACGAATTGGGAAGCTGAACGTGCTGAGCCAGATATCTCAACTTTAATAAAAATTAGTGATCTCTACAATGTTTCTATTGATAATTTAGTTGGCAGGAATTATCGTGTGCCACCGCAGGTGGATGTGATTTTGCATCAGATATCAGAACTTGATACAGAACCACAAAAGAAAGCTTTGAATTTGTTAGTCGAATACACTTACTTGATTAAAAAGTATTTTATGTAGACTTCACTCTCCTTATTTTAACGCACAAGCGTTTTAAAGTAGATTGTAACCTTAAACTACTTAAATGAATCAGAAGTGGAATACGATGCATTGCAGTGCTTTGTATTCCAAATGTGGAGTGTTGTATTTGATTTGATTGTAGAAGAAAACATTTCCAATATCTAGTGGTAAAATTTGACATAATCTGACCAATTGTGGTAAGAGGGCATATTGCTCTCTTTTTTTATTTTCATTCGACAAAATATGACAATATTATGATTGATTGTTTGTTATGATAAGCTCGGAAATCTTACATTTTATCATTGGAGGAACTACATAATGGGGAAAATTTTTAAGTTTGGGTGTTTAGGATTTATTGCTTTAATCGTACTTGGTGCTATTGGGGCGGCATTGGGTGGAGGAGACGACGACAAGAAAGAAAAGGCTTCTACTGAACCAAAACAAGAAACGCAAGCTCCTGCTACTAAAGAAGAGCCTAAAAAAGAAGAAGTGAAAAAGGAAGAACCTAAAAAAGAGGAGACTAAGAAAGAAGAAGCTCCGAAAAACAAACCTGGAATTAGTAAAGCTGAGTTCGATCAAATTCAAAACGGAATGAGTTATGACGAAGTTAAAGCTATCATTGGTAGCGATGGGGAAGTATTATCAGAGACAGGTCAAGCCGGTGACCAATTCCATACAATCATGTATAAATGGGATGGAGAAAAAGGATTTGGCGCTAATGCGAACTTCATGTTCCAAGATGGCAAATTACAAAATAAATCTCAATTTGGATTGAAATAAAGAAAGGGAAGCTCTGATATACAGGGCTTTTCTTTTTTCTCAATGACCAATATAACTTAACGTGGTAAAATAATATTCGGATCGTCATCCAATACATATTATTAAAATTAAAGTGGTTCAAGTCGGAGGAAGGCACCTTAGGGTGTCTTTTCTTTATACATTAAAAAGCTCACCTATTTCCGTAGGTGGGCTAAATGTGATTTTGCATTTGTACATTATTATATTATACCAAGAATTCTTAATCCTTGTGTAGTTTTCATACTAATAATTTCACGTACTAAATAGGAATGATAAAACCAAATCCCACAATAAGGCCTATTCTAACCATCCATCCCCTTATCCTCTAACCAAATAAGTAGTAAATTCCTTATTTATTCCTCTATCTTAGTAAGTAGATCCCCTAAAACTTAAACAATCTCATATTTTTCATCATTTCTTCGTAATTAAGCTTGACTGAAGGTCTTGAGGGTTTTTATACTGGCAAGCTACTTCTGGACACGTGCGATGACGTTTTGGGCATAGTAACCCCTTGTAAAATTTCTGAGGTTAAAACGCCCTATCAATACTGGCTTAGTACCCATTGTAGCCGATTGAGATTGATTGCATTGACGCCGAATAGCTAGATTACTACTATCCGATGTAGCTTATAGGATTACTCCATACGGTGCGTCTCCACGCCCTACACCGTTCTCTTTCGAGTGATTCGCTACAAAACCCACTTGCCTTTGCGTACTTGCGTACTCCAAAGGTTCGTCGTGATACAGTGTCACAATCGCCGCTTACTAGTAAATGATTAACTACAGTCGTACAATTGCGTCTTGTTTGAGCCTCCATTGTGTTTTAACGATCTTTGCCGCCTACGTCTTGGTTATCATCGTAGTTATGACGCTTATTAACGTCACTTAGGCTTGTTTTATGCAAGGCTTTTGCGTCCTTTACCTCGCTTACGTCAGACGGCTTAATGCAACGAAAGCCGATATCCGAGTGTGTTTTTTTGCATTGGCCACACTAGACCCCGTTTATTTTAGGCATGCTTCACAGCTTTCCTTCGTGGGCACGGTATCCACGTTATATAAAACAAAAAGGGCATTATCCATACCTAAATGCCCTGTATATATACAAGACTTCTAGGTATAGATAACGCCCTTTAAACACATTAATTTATACATCAAATAATACTAGCGTTTGCTAGTTGAAAAATGTATTGCATAACGGTACAATAGGTGTATCTAATAAGCCTTGTTTGGTGAAACAAGGCAAATAACTTATCTGACGTGGTGAGCGTCTTATAAGTCGAAGTCCTGTATGGGTGTACAGGTCATTCTAGACAAGTGGTGGTACACTAGCTAGAACTGAGTCATTCCCGCTAATGGTTGGTGCCAATAGCATATGGGAGTGGCTTTTTGTTTTGTGTTCATATTCAATTGTTTTGCTCGATCTATTTATGTAGATTTGATTTATCAAAATATGTTTTGTTTTGTAGAATGATGCTTGTTGTGTACTACGTTACAACAAGCTTTTTTCTTTGTAAATACCTCTATAAGTGGGTTTCTATTATATGACAATCTAAAACAAAGGATAAAAAGATACATAGATAAAAAGATACATTTATCCTTAGATACAAAGATACATAGTTTACCTTTGTGTATCTTTAGATACAAAGATAGAAAGATAAAAAGATAAAAAGATACATCAATAATCGTTGATATTATAGGGTTTCTGATAAATGTCATGCACAAGATAAATTGGCTTATTCTATTAAATATAAAAAAAGATACATTTACCCTTTTACTTTTTGTACAAGCTCGTGTTATCATCAAGTCGAGAATAAAAAGATAAAAAGATACATTTATCCTTTGTTACAATTATATTACAAATTTAAAAGGAGCGGTTCCTATGAAAAAAGGATACGTAATAATCAACGCCCAACAAAAGGGTGGAGTTGGAAAAACAACTGATTCGTGTATGGAATCTCTTGTGGCTTCTTTAATCTTTAATAAGAAAGTTTTATTTATCGATACTGACCTACAAGGTAACGGTACAACGTTCTTAGCGAAATCATTTAATATTACTGAAATGCAAAAAACATTAATGAAGTGTCTTGAAGAAGGAGACTTATCATCGGGTATTGTACATCTACATGAAAATCTAGACATGATTCCATGCGGATATGACATGAGGAAATACGCTGACTTCTTAATTGAAACATTCAATACAGTTGAAGACAGAACCTTTTACCTTTCTAGATTGCTAGAAAAAATCAAATATAACTACGATTACATATTCATCGATATTCCACCTTCAACAGATTTAAAAGTGGATAATGCGATGGTAGCAAGCGACTACATTATTGTTGTTCAAGAAACTCAACAATTTTCATATGAAGGAAGCCAACGTTTAATCTTTGAATACATCCAAACATTAGTTGATGACTTTGGTTCGCTCGTAAAAATGCAAGTTGCCGGAGTACTTCCTGTATTACTGCAACAAAAGCGTGCCTTACACAAAGAAATTGTAAAAAGTACAATCGCTACTTTTGGTGAAGAGAATGTATTTACTACAATTATTAACAATCACGCACGTTTAGAATGGTATCCACGAATCGGGTTACAATTTGAAGATCATCATGATAAGAGAATGCTAGCTTTATTCTGTGATATTTTCTGTGAATTAGAAGAAAGAATTCACCTTTTCGAAACCGAGGGAGATATTGAACCGGGATATAGATATACACAAAAGTATTTCGTAGAAAATAAACTTACTAAGTTAGGGAAGGGGATTGACATAAGTGGCTTTAATCAAAAGGGAAACACCGCAAGAACCGAAGATAACGCAATCTGCTAATACAGAAAGAAATGTTCAGAGTACAAATAACAATACCACACCCCAAAAGAAAGTTTTAACAGCACAAGATAGAAAGAACATAAAAGTAACTCCCGAATCATTCAGCAAAATTAAAACCATTTGTACAATGAAAAGCTTGAAAAATTACGAATTTATTGATGAAATTTTAGAGTTTTACATCGCTAATAATTTAACCGAGCGCGAGCAACGTATACTTAAAAATATAACTTCTAATAACAAGTAGTTATGAGAAAATCCCGTCCTCATAGCTTTTCTTTATGTATCTTTGTATCTTTGTATCTAAAGATACATGTATCTTTTTTAAAAAAATCGCTAGTATTTATAAATACTAAATAGGAGTGGTACCTGTGGAAAATAAGAGTAATTCTTTTGTAGTGACTTTGACGCCTATTACCGAAAGTTCAGATTTAACTATTCAAAGCGATCATACTGACATAGAAAAGGAAAACCGAAATTCCCCAGAAGAGGACAAGCTCTTTGAAAAGCCTAAGAGAAAACTTACTACGAAAGAGTTACCGAAATCTTTCCGTGTCTCATTAGAAACACATACAGCCATTTCAACACTTGCTACAATTGAAGATATGAAAATTTACGAAGTAATAAATATGTTAATCGAAGAAAAAGTTGCTTCATTACCTGCACCAAAGCAGACGTTAGTAAAAAACGCTGTAAAACAAGTGCTTGAAGTGAATAAAAGTCGAGAATAGGAATTGATTCCTATCTAAATAACAAAGAAGAGGACGAGCATAACGCTTGTCTTTTTTATTTATTCTCAAAAGTTTTTAGGGAGGATTGTAGATTCTTAGGGAGAATGTTGCAATAGGAACGAAAGGGGGAATGGATACAAATGGATCAGGAACAGTGGAACGGGAATCGTGACTCATTAGAAAAATCTTATTGGACAAAGGAAGTTGCTGAGACTCTCGGCATAAGTGATAGCTATTTGCGCAAATGGTGTTTGGAACTTGAGAAGAACGGATATAAATTCATCAAAGTTAAAGACGGAAAGAACAGAGAGAACCGAGCTTTCACGGAACATGATTTGATTGCATTACGAAAGTTTCAAACGCTTATTGGGAACGCTGGAACGACACGTTCTATGGCTGCTAAAGTCATTGCTGAAGAATACAGTTCGGAAGATAGGGACGGTGGAACGGGGGTTGTTCCTGCGCCTCTTATTAGAGATAATGATCGTGAGAAAGCATTGGAGGAACTGAAAAAACTTGCCTTCAATAGTTGGAAAGATGAATTAAAATCAGAGCTTAGAGAAGAGATTAAGCAAGAGCTAAAAGAAGAAATGCAACAACAAATGAAAGAGGGAATACAATCGGCAGAGGAACGTCTTGGTGAACGTTTAAAGAGCCATGACGAACTACTCATGCAAACGATTCGCGAACAACAAGAGACTAAAAAGCTGTTAGTTGCAGCGCAGGAGAAGAAGAAATGGTGGCAATTCTGGGTTAAATAGAATCATAAAGCCCCGCAAAAGCAGGGCTATTTCTTTTTATAACTAAAGATCTTTTTCTGTAATATCCTTCCCCCATACTCCATAGTCATATGAAAACTCATTTGCCAAAAATTCTTTATAACACTCATCGTGATAGATGCCAAATTCCGAACTATTTATTACCCATTCCCCTTTACGAATTTTGTTTTTGCACCATTCACATTCTGTTGCTTTTGGACGATTCTCCTTTTGATTATCACTAGATAACATAAGACATACCTCCCGATTCATATAGTTTTACAGTTTACTTTTACCCTTGTAACTCTTCCCAGCTCCGGCCGTACAATTGGGTGTGCTGTTTAGTTAGGGAAGAGTTACTATATTTCTGTTCAACTGGAAGTTTCATTTTACATATAAATGCATGTTGTAGATCGCCGCCAGCTCTTACAGAAATGATTGCATGGAATCGTGGTAATCTTGCTGCATCATCTATCGATATAGTTGGTTCTAGACGATGTTGGGACAACTCAAATGTTTTAATATGGTCATTAGAGAAAAGGATTTGTTGAACTCCACCACCTTGTAAATTTTCTTGTAAAGAGTGCGGTAACTTATTCCAATGATGGAATGCATATAACGCTCCAAGTCTTTCCTTACGACCTTCTGTGCCAATACGACCCATGAGTTTAGTTAATCCCTCTGTTGCGTACTGCTCTGGCTCATTAAATACAACGAAACATCCTCTACTCTGTTCTTCTTTGCTCATGAGCATGCGTGTCATAAATGTTTTCAAAGTAATCCAGTGGACGAGTGTTTTAGATGCCAATTCCCCTAATTTACGGTTTGGAATGCGGATAATAACGACTTTCCCTTCCTGCATCCACTTAGCGAAGTCAACTTCCTTCTTCGGATCCTGCGAAAAGATATCATACAAAGTATCATTACCAAAGAAATCATCTAATCTATTTAATACCGCATCTGCTTTGCTTCCTAACTCTTCGTTATCGCCCCAGGACAATATCTCTTCTGCTAATCTTTTATTCCCTTCTTGGAGTAGTCCCTCAATTACACTTACACGGAACTCTTCATCCTCTAGGATTCTCTTAATATTGAACAAAGAACCACCTGATGCCTTAGCTGCTGCTTTTAAGTAACGTTTGGAACGGGCCATCTTCTCCATATCACCAAAGAAATCTATAACTTCATCTGCAAACCTGCTTGCACCCTTGCGTCCCAGTTTTGTTATTACTTCAGTCAAATCCATCGGAACAATGTAATTTTCATCGCTCAAATCAATATCTATTATTTTATCTGGAGGCAGAGCATCCCTTATACCATCAGCCATGCCGCGCTCTCCTGATTCGCAAATCACTTCTGGAATAATAGCGCTAATACCATGATTTAAACAACCATCAACTACCCAATTTTTAATTGCGGTATCTTTCCCGGAACCCTGCTGGCCAATAAATGTGTAACCTTTATACAATTCATCGGGATTTTTAACAGGGAAGTAGATTGGTATTTTCTTATCTTTCAATTCGCTCTCACCTAAATGAATCCCATTTGGATCGCATAACACACTTGGAATATCGGTTTCCGTTCTTTTCTTCACACTTAATGCTTCCTCATAACGCCGTTGTAGTTCCGCTGTAGGCATTTGCATTGCTAACTTAGCCATTTCATCAGTTGAGATTAAATTCACGTTACCGTTCATTTTCGTACGATTGGAGAGGTGTAATGTATTCAACTCTTGAATAACTTCTTTCTTCCTGCTTTTTATGTTAATTTTAACGCCGTGTAGCTCATTGTTGTCAGCTATTTCGCTAAA